CTCCAAGTAACGGTCAGATAATGATGGGTACTGGTTCAGATTTAGCTCTAGGAACTATTACTGCTGGTGACGGAATTGATGTTACTAACGGTGCTGGAAGCATAACAATCAGTAGTGAACAGTCAACTGCATCTAATTTAGGTGTTGTTATTGTTGCAGCTGGTGAAGGTATGGATGTTGCTTATAGTGGTGGAACTGCTACGATTACTGGAGAAGATGCAACAGTATCTAACAAAGGTATCGCAAGTTTTGCTACAGCAAACTTCACGGTTTCTAGTGGTGCAGTTGCAATCACTGGTATTGACGGCGGAACATTTTAATTAATATTAAAATTTCATCAATCAATCAATACTAGGAGAGTAACATGGCAACAGTTATTAATTTTAAAAGAAGTTCGACTCAGAATGCAGTCCCGACTACTGGTGATTTATCACTAGGTGAAGTCGCGATTAATACCTATCATGGTAGAATGTATACTGAAAAGAACGATGGGTCAGCAGCGGTTTTCGAAATCGGTTCTAATCCTACAACTTTAAGCGTTAATGATGCCTATGCCTTTCCGACTAGTGACGGTAGTTCGAATCAAGTCCTATCTACCAATGGTAGTGGGTCATTGTCATTCGTTGCACAACCATCAAGTGGAATTGCCACATTTACCTACACGATAGGTTCAACGACTACAGTTATCAGCGGAAACGATGATAGTAGTAATTCGTTGACTTATCAAGCAGGTAGTGAACAAGTCTATTTGAATGGTGTGAAACTAATCGACGGTGGAGTAGATTATACTGCTACTAATAGTTCGACTATCACACTCCAAGCAAATGCTTTGAGTGGAGATGTACTAGAAGTAGTGGCTCTAACAGCTGCAGCGAACCTTGTTCAAGGGTTCTTTACTGCAAGTGTTTTAACCGCTACGACAGCAGACCAAGTATTATCTTCAAATGCAGTTGCAATTAAAGGCATCAAGTATGTCGTTAATGCAACCCATGCTTCGGCAGGGACACATGCATGTGAAGTATTACTTATTAATAACGGCTCGAATGCATTCTTCGTACAATACGGAGATGTGTATTCAACAGCAAGTTTGTTTACATTGAGTGCTGATGTTAACTCGGGGAATATGAGACTTCTCATAACTCCAAGTAACACCAACACTACAGTGGATACATTCCAAATTAGACACTCTTAAGGGGGGATTAACTAATGGCAAAATCAATGAGTTTTAAATTAGCAGAATTAATCCGTGTTTTTCAGTATGATACATCCTCGGATAGTATCACTACTACGAAAGCCTTAGAAGATGCTAACAGAAGTCGTGGTGATACAACTACTACTGCAACTACCCAAGTTAACTTGGATACGTTTGCAAAGGCTAGTTATAGAGCTGCGAGATATGTTATTGCAATGTCTCAAGGGAGTGATTTCCATAGTACTGAATTAATGTTAATTCATGACGGTACTAATGTAACACTAACAGCATACGGCACGTTAAAAAGCGGTTCTGCTCTAGCAACATTTGATGCAGATATAAGTGGGAGTGACCTCAGATTGAGAATCACACCTGCCTCAACTACATCAACCGTTACTAAGTTCGATAGAACAACAGTAAATGCATAAGTAAAAGATAACGTAAATTCTTTTAAGGGGTTCTTCGGAACCCCTTTTTTTGTGCTGGATTAGCTATAAATAAGACTATGGCAACAAAGAGTAAATTTTTTGCAGACGTTGGTCTTCAAACAGCAGGTGACACCAGTATTGGTGGCAATCTAGTTGTTACAGGTGACCTAACTGTTAACGGAACCAATACGGTTATTGACTCAACAACGCAATCCGTTACCGACTCCTTAATAGAACTGGCAAGTGGTAACACTGCTACGGATACTATTGATATAGGAATCTATGGTAACTATAATGATGGTTTAAGTGGGGAAGGTGGTGCAAGTGAGTATACAGGTCTATTCAGAGACGCTACAGACTCTACATGGAAGTTATTTGATGGTCTTGAAGTAGAACCTTCATCTACTGTTAACCTAACTGGCAGTGGGTACGCATTAGCAGACTTACATGTTGGTGACTTAGTTGCAACAACATTGACTGCAACGAATAGTTTGACAGGTGCAAGTATAAATTACCCAACTTCAGATGGAACTAGTGGTCAAATTCTCACTACAAATGGTAGTGGTGTATTGACATTCCAATCTGCAGCTGGATTAGATGGTGGAACACTAACTACTACTGCAACAACTGAAACTAGTATGGATACATTCTCAACTTCGACATATAGAAGTGCAAAGTATGAAGTATCTATCTCTGATTCGACAAGTGGGACTTATCAGTTCACAGAATTATCAATAGTACATAATGGAACAGTAGGTTCAGTGTCACAGTATGGCACGGTCTTAACAGGGTCTACAGAACTCGCAACGTTCGGTGTTGATATAAACATTGGAACATTGCGTATCAGAACTACTCCTGCCTCAAGCAACTCAACGGTCTTCAAGTTTAAGAAGATTTTGGTTGACGCTTAAATAAAGAGCAATTTTTTTTAAAACACACAATATACGGTGGTCTTGAACTGGTGGAATCGATAAATAAATGTATCAACACCTCAAGGTAACCATTAAAAGGACACACAAATGGCAACACAAAATACATTCGTAATAGAATATGGTCTCACAGTAGGTTCGACTGAAGTTATTTCTTCAGCAGGAAAACTGGCAGCGACTGCTATATCTCTACTTACATCCGATAACCTTACAGAAGGTTCATCAAACCTTTACTATACAGATAGTAGATTTAACAGTGCATTCGATACTAGATTAGCAAATGCGACAATTGATGGAGGCACTATCTAATGGCAGGCGAAAAGAATTTTATACTTAAGAATGGTTTATCAGTAGGAACGAACGATGTATTAGACAGTTCGGGTGACCTAGTAGCAGCTGCTTTTGGTACCGCTGCAAACGAAGCAATTGACGATAGAGTCAATGCATTAATCGTTGGTGGAACAGGAATTACTGCAACTTACGACGATTCAGCAGGAACACTTACACTGAATGGACAACAAGGTGATATCACTGGAGTTAACGCAGGAGCTGGTTTAACTGGTACTGCATCTAGTGGAGATGCTACATTAAACATTGGTGCTGGAACAGGTATCACAGTTAATGCAGATACTATTGAAGCTGACATGACTGCTATTAGAGCAAGTATCGATGGTTCAGACCTCGACATGGGTGGTAACAAAGTATTGTTTGCTAACATGTATAGTGCAGAAGGTGACTTACCTAGTGCAAGTACATACCATGGTATGTTTGCTCATGTTCATGGAACAGGAAAAGGGTACTTTGCTCATGCTGGTTCATGGAGAAAATTAGTAGATGAAAGTTCATCAAACACAGACAGTTTAACAGAAGGTTCAACTAACCTTTATCATACTTCAGAAAGAGTTCAAGATATTGCTGGTGCAATGTTCAGTTCAAATACTGAAACAGGTATTGCAGTAACATATGACGATGCAGACGGAACAATAGACCTTGCAGTAGACGCAGAATTTATCGCAGATACAGTCGGAGCAATGGTAACAAGTAATGCTGAAAGTGGTATTACAGTAGCTTATCAAGATGCAGACAACACATTAGACTTTACAGTTGCAACACTTAACCAAGATACAACAGGCCTAGCAGGAACTGCTACAGCACTTGCAAGTTCAAGAACTATCTCGGGTGTTGGATTCGACGGTACAGCAAACATCACATTAAATACTGGTGGAATCACAGAGAGTGGTAACCTTTACTACACAAACGAAAGAGTCGACGACAGAGTCGGTGCATTAGTTGTTGGTGGTACAAACATCACTGCAACATATAATGATGCAGCTGGAACACTTACTATTGACGGAAACGCAGCGGACATCACAGGTGTTATCGCAGGTGACGGTCTAACAGGTGGTGCTACTTCGGGAGATGCAACCCTAAACCTAGATGCTTCAGTAGCAGGTGACGGTCTTGGACACTCAAGTGGTGTTCTATCCGTAACAGTAGATGACAGTTCAATCGAAACAAATTCAGATACACTAAGAGTAAAAGCAACTGGTATTACTAATGCCATGTTAGCAGGTTCAATTGCAAACGCAAAACTTTCCAACTCTTCAGTTACAATTAACTCACAAGCAGTTGCTCTAGGAGCAGCGGTCACTTTAAACACATCTCACGTTGGTGAGAGTGGAAACTTATACTACACAGATGAGAGAGTTGACGATAGAGTTAATACTTTAATCACAGACGGTGCAAACATCACATCAACATATGATGACAGTGCTGGAACACTTACTATTGCAACAGATGCTTTAGACCAAGAACAAGTAGATGACAGAATGAATGCAGTTATTACTGCAGGCACTAACATCACAAAAACTTACAATGACGCAGCTGGAACACTTACCATTACTGGTAGTACAGATGGAGAAATCAGAGCATTACATTCAGCAGTTTCAAACGGAATTGGTGGACTTGCATACAACGCTTCAACAGGTGCATATACTTATGACGGCCCTACTGCTTCAGATGTAAGAGCTCAACTAAGTGCTGGTACTGGTGTCGGATTTAGTGGTGGTGCAATATCCATCGGACAGGCAGTTGCTACTTCAAGTAACGTAACGTTTGCAGACATGGTACTAAGTGGAAACTTAACAGTTAACGGAACTACTTCTACAGTAAGTTCTACTAACACAACAATGACAGACTCATTGATTGAGTTAGGAAACGGAACTACAGGCAGTCCTTCAAACGACGCAGGTATAGTGATTGAGAGAGGAAGTGAGAGTAACGTATTTATGGGGTGGGACGACAGTGCAACAGGATTTGTATTCGGTACAACTTCTGCAACTGGTGCTTCAACTGGAGCGATATCAGTAACCCCTTCGGCAGTATCTACAGGAGCATTGTCAATAACAAATGCATCTAATAGTGGTGGAACTGCAAGAAATATGTACCAGTCAACTTCAGCACCTACAAGTGGTGATGGAGCGGTTGGTGACATGTGGGTTCTATACTCCTAAAATAGGGGTTTAGAATCTTAATAAATAACAATATAATTAATGGATAACTAAATGGCAACAGGTTCACAAAAGGTCAAAACACCGTCGGGTTGGAATTCAACTCAAGGTGCATGGGTAAAGACAGGTTCTACTACATGGAAGGCCGTCGACCAAATTTATGTTAAGACTCCTACTGGATGGAATAATGCGTCAGGGCAAACTGCAACGCAAATTCCATATCCATACATTGCAGCTGGTCAGCAACCAAACATAAGAGATGCACAACAACCGTATCCTTATATTGCAACTGGACAAGAACCAAACATAAGAGATGCACAGCAACCGTATCCGTACATTGCTAACAACCAAGAACCTAACATTAGGTCTGCACAACAACCGTATCCTTACATTGCTAATGCAAGACAACCTAGTACGTATCAACATAGGTCTCCATTTACTTACAATAATGTAGGTCAACAACCTGTTACTTATCAATATAGGTCTCCATTTACATATAGAAACCCAGTAAACGGACAAGAACCTAACATACGTAATAGTCAGACTCCTTTCACTTACAGAAACCCAGTGAATGGACAAGAACCTAACATACGTCAAGCAAGACAACCTGCTTCGTATCAACACAGAAGTCCGTTTACTTATAACCATAGGTCACCATCAACGTATAACCACAGGTCACCGTTCACTTATAGAAACCCTGTAAATGCACAGCAACCTAACATAAGAGACGCAAGACAACCTAGTACATACAATCACAGGTCTCCTTACACATACAACCATAGGTCACCGTTTACGTACAACCATAGGTCTCCATTTACATATAGAAACCCAGTGAGTGCTCAGCAACCTAACATTAGAAGTATTCAAGAACCTAATATTAGAAACAGTCAGTCACCGTTTACATTCCAAGCCCCGTTTACTTACAACAGTAGGTATCCAGCAAATGGTCAGTCACCGTTTACATTCCAAGCACCGTTTACTTACAACAGTAGGTATCCAGCAAATGGACAGAGTCCTTTCACATTCCAAGCACCGTTTACTTATCAACAACCAAGTAATGCGAGACAACCGAATAGTGCAAGACAACCGTTTACTTATAGACAACCATACATTGCTAACGCAAGGCAACCTAATAGTGCAAGGAATCCGTTTACATATAGAGTCCCTTACATTGCCAATGCTCGTTCGTCGGTGAATGTTCAGACTCCAAGTATTGCACAATCACCTAGTTCATATCAACATAGGTCACCATTTACATACTACTTTGCCTATGGTGGCGGAAGTCCTAACTATTATGAGCCGTAAGCTGATGAGACATATGACAATGACAAATAATTTAACAGGACTATTAAGATGCCAATAGGGTACAGACAACAACCGAATATCCGTAATGCTCAGTCGAGTGTGAACGTAAGGTCGCCTTCGATATCACAGCAACCGTTTACATATAGTGCAAGATACCCTGCGAATGCTCAACAACCATTTACATTCCAAGCACCATTTACATATAACGCAAGATATCCAGCAAATGGACAGAATCCATTTACGTTTCAGAATCCGTTTACATACAGACATCCAGTAAGTGCAAGACAGCCTAATAATGCAAGACAACCGTTTACATATAGACAACCGTATATTGCAAATGCAAGACAACCTAACAGTGCAAGGCAACCGTTTACATATAGACAACCGTATATTGCAAATGCAAGACAGCCTAATAATGCAAGACAACCTAGTACTTACAACCATAGGTCACCATATACGTACAACTACAGGTCACCGTTCACTTACAGAAGTCCTGTATCTGCACAAGAGCCTAACATTAGAAGTATTCAAGAACCGAACATTAGGTCTATACAAGAACCTAACATTAGGAATAACCAAGCACCATTTACGTACAACCATAGGTCACCGTTCACTTACAGAAACCCTGTATCTGCACAAGAGCCTAATATTAGAAACAACCAAGAACCTAATATCCGTTCTTCACAGGAACCTAATATTAGAAACAGTCAGTCACCGTTTACGTATAACCATAGAAGTCCGTTCACTTATCAGAACCCTTCTAATGCTAGACAACCTGCTACTTATCAACATAGGTCACCGTTCACTTATAGAAACCCTGTAAATGCACAAGAACCTAACATAAGAAATGCAGCGGTTAACTTCCCTTATATCGCAACAGGTCAAGAACCTAATATAAGAAATGCACAAACACCGTTTACGTATCAAAGAACTGGACAGACACCGTTTACGTACAGTCACAGGTCTCCTAGTACATATGCTAGACAAGGTCAAACACCTTTCACATATCAACATAGAAGTCCGTTTACTTACAATAGAACTGGTCAGACACCGTTTACGTACCAACATAGAAGTCCGTTCACATATGCAAGACAGGGTCAAACCCCCGAAGCAAGATGGGATGGAGTTGGTTCACAACAGTGGCCTGCAACACCAATTTCAGCATAGGTAGGAACTTACCCGACAGTGAATAAAGACCCCTCGAAAGAGGGGTTTTTTTTGTCTACCTAAATATAGGACAGATATTATGGAGACATCATGCAGAAAATTGAGACCTTAGAACAAGCGAAAGAACTTATCTCAAAACAAGATTGGAAAAATCTTACGTCACAAGACAGACAATCCCTTGGGCCCTATCATCTAGGTGCTTTTAATCTCGATAGCATAGATAAAACCAAAGAATCATACAAGATATTAGAATGGTTGTTCGATGAAATTCTACCCCCAGTAAAAGTTGCAAAGTGGAAAGACTTTGAGTATCTAAGAAAGGACAATAGATTTGGTGGGTTCAATGGTCTTAGAAATGAATCCGTAATATATAACAAGTTTTTACCAGTAGGATATGCAGAGAAACCTAGGACACCAATTCCAGGCCATGCTGGAATGGACATGAAAGATGCAGATGGGTATGTTAATTTAGACACATTAATCGATTGGGAAGGTGTAGACAGAAATGAACAGTCAGAAGGTTCATTACTATCAATGTATTATCATGGTGCAAAAGCACATTGGTTAATTCAGAGTATTCAAGAAGAAGGTCTTAGAGCTCCTATTCAAGGTTACGTAATTGAGAATGGTATTACTGGTTTGAATACTGAACCTACTTATACCTTTAGAATACATCCAGGCTCTATTCGTTCGGGTGTCTTTGAAGAGTTGCAAGATAATGATATGGAAATCATGGTCTTAGATAGTTATGATGTGGTCAAAGTAGAACCATCAAGCCTTGACAGCGTATTACAGATGTGGTATAATAAGTGTGAAAGATTAAATAAACCATATCATATCTCATGTACATACGTGGATGGGTGTATCGAATACAATACTGCATTGATGGATTTAGATTTCAGAGATGAAGTACATGAATTCAACAAACAGATGTTTGACCTTGCAAAAGGTAAACCACTTACAATCTATATCGGTCATGACAGTAGACATGGAGACTTATCAAAAGTATCTAAGTATGCAATCTTAGAAAGTATTCAACAAGGCTTTGGTAAAGGATGGATGCATGACCAATGTCATTGGGCACCCGAAGTTAAAATACTTGACATTGCAGAGATTGAAGAGTATACTAGAGAGTATGCAAATCAAAGTACTGAGTTTACATACAGTAGATTCTTAATACCTTACTTAGAGAACTATGAAGGATTTAGTATCTTTATTGATGATGATTTCATCTTTAAGAAGAGTATACTACCAATGTTCTACTACTTAAACCCTAATGATGCTGTTGCATGTATTCAGTATCCACAATACAAACATGATGAGACAAAGTTTGATGGTGAGGTTAACATAGATTACCCTAGGAAACTTTGGTCTAGTATGATGGTGTTCAACAATGGTCATGAAGACTGTAAGAAGTTAACACCCGAAGTAGTTAATACATGGACAGGAAAACAGTTACACCAATTTGAGTGGACGGAGAAGATATCCAAGATACCCGAACACTATATCTTCGTAGAAGGATACGATAATCACGAAGAGAAATATAACTACAGCGGGATTCACTACACACGTGGTGGCCCTTGGGTAAAAGGGATGGATTATAGCACCATAAATAATCTTGAAGACTTTTTAAAATGGAAAAGAAAGTTGCCAATTGGCGACTAATGTGATACAATAATATTGAGAGGAACTAAATTATGAATGCATTTATATACGACAGTGACGGAACGTTATTCATCCGTAAACCAAACGGACTAGAATACGACTATCAGAATGTCGACAAACCAGCCTTTGACTTTGATTTCGATGTTATCGTCTATGACGATATCGAAGTTAAGATAGTCAATTACGAAGACGGTCTATCATTTGACCAACAAACAAAAGTAGCACTTTCGAAAGAAGAGTGTGAAATGATTGAACAGTATATTGAGAACAGTGAACCACCTATGGGTCATAGTCTCAATCAACAATATGTTGAATCTCTTTTCAGACAAACTAAACAATACGTTGAACAGGAATGTTTACAGTATAACTTTGATACTCTTGCAGAAACAATGTATGCTGGAAGAGAAGGGTCTAACCATCCTCATAGAAACAACGCTAGAAGAGTAATGGAATATGCAGATGCAGCCAATTGTGTTCTAGACCAACTTGCAAATGAGATACAATCTACAAGAGAAGATTTCTTGAAAGACTTTGATTCTTATGTGAGTGAAATACCTTCACCTTACGCACCCGAAGATACTAGAAGAGTTTAGTCAATGTATGATGATGTTGAGTTAGAGTTCATCAACGAACCCTTTCATATTAAAGATATGCCTTTACAAAAGGTATATGTCCTAGATGATTATCTAGGTCAAACTATGCATCATAGAATTGACGAATCCATCACACAGAAAAGTTACTGGGCAAAAACTAATCAAGTTAGAGGAGATAGTCCTACAGGATTACCTCATCATAGTTTTTGGGGAGCAGGTTTCTTCAGAGGTCATGACCAAAAAATAGAAGATGGTATGGAACCTAGAGACACATATCTAATGGCTTGGTTAAATAGAAAACTCCAAACAGACTTTGGATTTATGTGGGAGAGGTTTCAATACTTTGGTTTGAATTCTCAGACTCAAGGACTTGAAGGAACTACACATGCAGATTGTGATATGCAAGATGATTGGAATCTTTCATTCCTATACTATCCTAATAGATTTTGGAATGACTCATGGGGTGGTTCTTTAAGATTGTATGATGAAATGCAACAAGGAATACATGGAAGAGCAGACCACATTAAGAATCATCAAACACAAGAGGTTTATTTTAAACCAAATAGACTGTTAATATTTGATGGAAGAATACCACATGGTGCTGATGCACCTTCACCTAAAGCACGATACATGGATAGACGTTCTTTAGTAATAAGAGGAGACGAAATTAGTCTCAAAGTAAACTGGGGGGAAGATGCCTACGATAGAATTCACCACATACGATAAGGAAACGGTAGAGAACTGGAGACCAGTTCTTGCAAAATCCATTCAACCCGATTGGTGGAAGACCATGAAGGTGCAACAGAATATTCGTGGACAAAAGGCACAGACTCTAAGGTCATGTCCTGCTATGGATGACTGGTTAAAAACTGGTTGGTTAATATGTGCAAAGAGAGATATGGAAGTTAAAGTAAGTCCAAACTCCTCAGCTGCAAATACCGATAAGGGAGATTCATTATCATCCCCAACACATCCAGCTGCTCAAGCAGGTCATCACTTTACATACTTACACGAGGATGATGCACCAACAAGGGATGCATTCAAGATGAAAGCACCTTGGAACATTATCACACCGCCTGGCTATTCTTGTCTATATCTAGACCCATTCCTATTTCAGAATAAGTATTTTGCAACATGGCAAGGTATGATTGATACAGATGCATTCAATGTTAACATGGATAACTCTCAGATTATTTTCTATCCTAGAACAGACAAAGATTTCACAATCAAAGCAGGCACACCCTTAGTTCAAATAATACCTTACAGAAGAGAAGATTGGACAGCATCATACATAACATACGACAATAAATCATGGCAAGAGAATCGTTCCGTTCGAACCACTCATAGAGAAGGTGAAGACGGTAGTAAACTTAAGACCATGGATGAGTGGAATAGGTCACCCGAACTCAGAGAAGAGAAGAGACATATCGAAGGTATGGCAGGTGCATACAGAAGGATTAAGTATTGGAATGAGAAGGGTAAGATGTTTAAAGAAGACAATCCACCACCCGAATGTCCTATGCATAACCCCGACTTAGAACAGAAAGAAGAAGTACAATTGGAATTATTTGGAGACCAAGATGTCAGTTAGATTAGCATTCCCCACATTCATATTTGAGAGAGACTTACTAGACCAAGAAAGGTATGGTAAAGATTCAGTATCAGAAGAATACTTAATATCTCTTAAGAAAGAAATGGATGAGTGGAGAAGAAGAGACCCGAAGGGTAGACAGATATCAAATAGATATACTGGTTGGCAATCACAAGATGGTGTTGAAAAACATCCAGCCTTTGCAAAGATTATTAGATGTATTGAAGCTACGTTGAGAGATGAAGTACAACAATTCTTTAGAGTTCATCCCGACGATGCACAAGTCAAAATAGATAACACATGGGCAAACATCAATGACAAGGGTGCATGGAATACACCACATTTACATAATGGTTGTTGGTACAGTGGAGTCTTTTACATACACGGAGACGGTGACGAGGGAGACCTTCAGTTAATCAACTGTGACCCTAAAGTTGTTGCAGACCATCCATCCGTTGCTAGAAATCAAGAGAGTATCGGATACATGCCAGTTAGAGGAAGACTTGTATTGTTTCCTAGTGGTGCAATGCATATGGTAGAACCTAATCCTACCGACAAAGAAAGATACAGTATATCATTCAATTCAAGAGTACATCATATTGGGAACGCAGGTTCGGATAGAAGAGACGCCCAAGATACTCCACCATCAATAGATGAATTTATTTTCAATTTAGATGCCCTAGGCAACCCCTTGGTGAAATAGGTTTCATAAATAAAGGTATGGAACTTACAGTCACACCTTACATACTATGGAATATCGTTACGGTATTCGTTATCGTACCTATTGGTTTCCTTCTTAGGAACACACTTCAAGAAGTATCACGACAAGGTATTCTACTAAATAAAACACGTGAAGAGATAGCAAAAGACTATGTCACACGTGAAGAGATTGAGAGGGATATGACGAAGCTTCTTGACCAAATGAACCGTATCTCAGATAAAATAGATAAACTCGCTACCAAAACTTATTTCCAAGAATAAAAACACCTAAATAGTATTAAACTAGGATTAATACTATGGCCTCACCAAATTCAAAAGCTACTCTTAAGGAATACGTCAAGAGAAAACTAGGCGCACCTGTGTTGGAAATCAACGTAGATGACGACCAGTTCGACGATAGACTCGACGAAGCATTACAATACTTCAGAGAATTCTGTTATGACGGTTCAATTAAGTGTTATCTAAAACACCAACTTACTGCAGCTCAAATTGCTTCGTTCAAAACTAACGAGTCTCATACTGCAGCGACAAGTGGCGGTCAAGCTGTTGACGGTCAAACATATCTAGAACAACAAAATTACTTGACTCTTCCAGAGCATGTATTGTCAGTTCTAAACATTCTACCATTCAATGATAAATCAAACCTCAATATGTTTGACTTAAGATATCAGTTAAGACTGAATGATATGCATGACTTATCATCTACAAATGTATTACATTACTCCATGGTTCAACAGAACCTTTCATTGATGAACAATATTTTAGTTGGAAGAACACCAATAAGTTACAACATGCACAGCAACAGATTGTACATGAACTTAGATGCATCTAGATTGGTTACTGGAGAATACTTAATCATTGAGTGTTACAGAAAAATCGACCCTACAGATATGACAGACGTATTCAATGACATGTGGTTGAAGAAGTATTGTACTGCATTAGTTAAGTATCAATGGGGAGAAAACCTATCCAAATTTAGTGGTATTGCATTGCCGGGCGGAGTCACACTAGACGCTGCTCAAATGAAAACAGAAGCTCAAGAAGAGATATTAAGATTAGAAGAAGAGTCAAGACTGAATTTCGAAATGCCAGTCATGGATTTAATGGGATAACAATATGCCAACAAATGTATTTTTTAACCATGCAGTTAATTCTGAACAACACCTGTACGAAGATATAGTAGTTGAATCATTACGAATGTATGGACATGAAGTCTACTATCTACCAAGAGAAGTAGTTGAAGAGGACACAATCCTCGGTGAAGATGTACAATCTGCATTCGGAGAATCCTATGCAGTAGAAATGTATCTAGAAAATACAGATGGATTTGAAGGTGATGGGGACTTAATGTCCAAGTTTGGTGTACAAGTAAGAGACCAAGCAACCTTTGTATTATCATTAAGAACTTGGGAGAGATTCATTTCCCTAGATTCAAACCTTACAACATCACTAAGACCTAACGAGGGAGATTTAATTTACTTCCCTCTCAGTGGTTCTTTGTTTGAAATCAAATTTGTAGAACATGAGAATCCATTCTATCAAGTCGGAAAACTATTTGTATTCAAGATGCAGTGTGAACTGTTCGAGTACAGTGGAGAAGACTTCGATACTGGAACTGTTATAGACTTAGTAGAGAACGAACAAGCATACACAATCGAAATGGTTGTTTCAAATACAAGTGGAGACTTTACTATTCAAGAAGTTATCAATTATAGTGGGGCTGCAACTGGTGAAGTTATTGGTTGGACTCCAGGCGTGACAGACAACGTTCGTAAACTTACTATCAAGGATGTTACTAGAACCCTTGCTGTTGGTGACACCCTAGTCGGTGCAACAAGTGGTAAGACAGTAGTCATAGAATCCATTACAGACGTGCTGACGTTTGCTAACGATGGTAATGCACAGAATAAAGACTTTGAAGATAAGGCAGATGGTTACCTAGACTTCAGTGAGACGAATCCATTTGGTGAGGTTACATAATGTTTGGGACATACTTTTATAATGAAACTTTTAAACGTGCTGTTTCCATATTTGGAACTCTGTTTAATAACATAACTGTTAAGAAAGTCAAGGCAGACGGAACTGTACTCACAGAATCAAAAGTACCCATAAGTTATGGGCCTAAACAGAAGTTCTTACAACGACTAGCAGAAGATGCTAATCTTAATGATGGTATGAGAACTGCAATCAGTATGCCTAGACTTGCATTTGAACTTACTGGATTTGAGTATGATGCAACTAGACAACAAAACAAATTAATTAGAAATAGTAAATCATCTTTAGAAGGAAGCGATACTGGAAAAAGAGGGTTTCAATACCAACCAGCACCATACAATTTAACATTTAGTTTATCAATTCTTGCAAAGAACATGAATGATGCACTACAAATAGTAGAACAAATACTACCATACTTCCAACCCGAATACACAGTTACCATGAAGATGATTGATTCGATGACTGATTACAGAGATGTACCAATCATCCTTAACTCAGTGACAATGGAAGACTCATATGAAGGTACATTCGAAGAAAGACGTGTTATAGAATACACTTTAGAGTTCTCTATGAAACTATACTTCTTCGGCCCAGTATATACTGGAGAGGTTATTAAGAACGTTATCGAAAGAATTTATATATCAGACGGAGTCCAAGGACAAGTTAAGACTGCAAGTGGTCTGTTCACTACTAGTGAAATAGATAGTAGTGGTCTAGTTAAAGAAGTCAAACATTACGAACCAGCATTTGCAGCCAGAAGTAATGCCGTATCAGCATCGACTACAATCACTTTTCCAGTAGCTATAAATACAAAGGTAAGTGTGAACGATGAAGTGTTCGGAACGAATTTGGGAACCAATCCAACCATTGTTTCTATTAATGCAAATAAACTATCAATGGTAGTTTCCGCTGCAGTCACAATAGATGCAAAAACAAACTTGAAGTTTGTAGGTTCAGTTGACCCAACCGATACCTTTGTTGTCGCAGAGACAGTAACATTTTATGATGACGGTTCTACCCGAAGTTTTGCAGACGATAGGACTACAGATGCGAGTTAATTATGGCGAAAGATACAATAGATAACCAACTGGATGACATCCTTGGTATCGAAAAAGAAATCAAACAAGAAGTTCAAGTAATACCGAACAAGCTTCCGTCACTAAATGACCGAGGTGAATCCATAATAAACGACTACAAATACGCAAGAGAGAATCTCTATGGTCTTGTAGAGCGTGGACAAGATGCTATCGATGGTATCTTAGAGGTTGCAAAAGAAACTGAACACCCACGTGCATACGAGGTTGCTGGTCAGTTACTTAAGACAGTCGGTGAGACTGCAGAGAAATTATTAGACCTACAAAAGAAGATTAAAGACCTAGAGAAAGACGATGATAAACCAAAGGTTGGTACACAACACAATCATCTATACGTAGGTTCAACTTCAGAATTACAGAAATTTTTGAAGAAGACTAAAGAGTAATGGTTGCACCAACCAATGAAGGTTATCTAGGTAACAACCTCATCAAAAGAGGTGGTATTGATATACAATACACCAAGGATGAGCTTGCAGAATACATCAAATGTTCTGAAGACCCTTGTCATTTCATTGAGAATTACACACAGATTATCTCACTAGACGAGGGTATGGTTCCCTTTAAACTTCGTGGGTATCAAGACAAACTAATAAATCATTATAACGACAATAGGTTTAACGTAGTACTTGCATCTAGACAGAGTGGTAAATCCATTACGTCATGTGCTTACTTACTATGGTTCCTAGTATTTCATCCCGAAGTTACCGTAGCGGTTCTTGCAAACAAAGGTGCAATTGCAAGGGAGATGATTGCACGTATTGTTACTATGTTAGAATCAGTTCCGTTCTTTCTACAGCCCGGCGTTAAGATTCTTAACAAAGGTTCAATAGAATTTGCAAACGATTCAAAGGTAGTTGCAGCTGCAACATCCTCATCATCTATTCGTGGTATGTCAATTAACTTACTATATCTAGATGAGTTTGCATTCGTAGAAGACGCTGCAACCTTCTATACTGCAACATATCCAGTTGTTACCTCGGGTAAAAACTCCAAGGTTATCATTACCTCTACTGCAAACGGTGTAGGTAATATGTTCCATAAGATATATGAGAGTGCAGTACATGGCCAGTCGGACTATAAAGACTTCCTTATTAACTGGTTTGATGTGCCAGGCAGAGATGAAGCATGGAAACAACAAACAATCGGCAACACGTCCGAAGCACAGTTTGAACAAGAGTATGGTAACTCGTTCTTAGGAACTGGTAATACTCTTATTAATAGTAACACCCTATTGGAAATGAAAGCAATAGACGGTGAATGGGTGAGAGATGGGTTTACGATGTATGATAAACCAGTAGAGGGTCATGAATACATAGTAACAGTCGATGTTGCAAAGGGTAGGGGGATGGATTGGAGTACGTTCACAATCTTTGATGTCTCCATACAACCCTTTAAACAGGTGGCTGTGTACAGAGATAACATGATAAGTCCCCTTCTCTTCCCCGATATTATAAATAAGTTTGTAACACCTTATAATAAACCAATTGTAATAATTGAAAATAATAATGAAGGTGCTATGGTTGCTAATCAATTGCACTATGACATTGAGTATGAGAACGTTTTTACCCAAGGTTTTGCAAGTGCAGCCGACATCGGAGTTACGATGTCAAGAAAGATTAAACGAATCGGTTGTTCAACAATGAAAGAATTGTTAGAAGAACACAGATTAGAGTTAGTGGATAGGCCTACAATAACCGAGCTCATGACCTTTATAAATAAAGGTACAAGTTTCGAAGCTGATAGAGGTTATCACGACGACATGGTAATGAATATTGTCCTGTTTAGTTGGTTTATCACTACAGAATACTTCTATCACTTAACCGATACACAAGTTAAAGACTTGTTGTATGCCGAACAACAGAAGATAATCCAAGACGATTTGCTACCAGCAGGAGTCTTCGGAGAGGGAAGTCCTCAAGAATCTTCATTTGTGGATAAGGAAGGTGATAGATGGTATCACAAAAACATGTGATGGCCTTAGTGCCATTTAATAGGAAATTAAAAGTTATAAATAAAACAGTAAACAACTTTTTACATTAACAGGAGAAAAAGTATGGCATTTCAAGTATCACCAGGCGTACAGGTCAAAGAGGTTGACCTTACAAATGTTGTACCAGCAGTATCAAGCACAACTGGTGCTTTCGCTGGTTCATTCCAATGGGGCCCTGTTGATGAAGTTAAGACAGTTTCAGACACAAAGGCTTTAGTAGAAGAGTTCTCAGAACCAGCTAATACCAATGCTGGAGCAGAAGACTTTTATTCAGCAGAAGCATTTTTAAGATATGGTTCATCATTAAGAGTCGTTAGAGTCGGAACTACAGGTTTGTTTAGTGCAAACGCTGGTGGTTCTACTACATCACTTCTTAAGAACAACGACACTTACGTCGCATCTTATGAAACAGGCGCTCTAGGTTCAACAGTAGGAAAATGGATTGCACGATGCCCTGGCGTCTTAGGTAATTCATTAAAAGTTTCTGTATGTACATCACCCGATGCATATTACAATGACGCTGCAACGACAACAGGTGCTGAAGAAGCAGCTGGTCAAACACTAATCACTCTTGCGAGTGGTGGTGGAGCATTATTAAAAGTCAGAGACATCATAACATTCGCTGCTGTAACACAACAATATCGTGTTACTGCAATCAACACAGACATTATAACAATCGAAGCATTAGGTCAACCTACAGGGACAGGTCTAATTGCAACAGTTGCTAATGGTTCTGCAGTAAATAGATACTGGGAATTCTTTGCATCATTCGATAAAGCTCCTGGCACATCTACTTCTGCAACTGCAGCGGGTGGAGTTGCTGACGAGATTCACGTTGTTGTATCCGACGAAGACGGTGCAATCAGTGGTGTTAGACATTCAATTTTAGAAACTTACGGATTTGTTTCTCTTGCGTCAGACGCAAAAGATGCAAGTGGTGAGACTAACTATTACAAAAAAGTAATAGCAAATAAATCAGAGTACATATATTGGACATTCCATTCAACTGCAATGGTAAACACTGCAAATGAAAACAGAACTCATGCAATATCTGCTACTTCAGGCAAAGCATTCGGAAGACCTACATTGCCAGAGACTACATCCCTAGCAAATGGTGCCAACGGAAGAACTGCAACAGCAGCTCAGAAGTACGGTGCATGGGAAACTCATTTCAAAGATGGTGAAACAACAGATATATCTTTCCTAATCGTAGGTTCTTCAAGAACTGATAATGGAAGTGGAACAGACCAAGACATTCTTGCAGACTGGACTACACTTTCTAATCAAGCGGTAATGATTGCAGAATCAAGAAAAGATTGTGTCGCAGTTATGTCACCAAGACGTGCAGACGTTGTTGGTGTTACTTCAGAGTCAACACAATCAAGTAACGTTATAACCACTGCTAACACTATGTCTTCAAGTTCATATGCCGTAATCGACAGCGGTTGGACATATCAGTACGACAGATACAACGATAAGTACTGTTACGTACCTGCTAACGGACATACAGCAGGCATAATGGCAAGGTCTGACCTACTTAGAGATGCATGGTTCTCACCAGCAGGATTCTCAAGAGGACAGTACCTAGGAATTACTAAACTTGCGTTTAACCCTTCACAAGCATCTAGAGATGACTTGTACAGAGCAAGAGTTAATCCAGTAGTAACATTCCCAGGCCAAGGAACAATTCTTTACGGTGATAAGACAGCATTAAGTTCTCCATCAGCATTTGATAGAATTAATGTCAGAAGATTATTCATAGTATTAGAGAAGGCAATATCAACAGCTGCGAAAGCACAACTCTTTGAATTCAACGATGCATTCACAAGAGCACAATTTAGAGCTGCAGTAGAACCTTTCCTAAGAGATGTAAAAAACAGAAGAGGACTAGTAGACTTTTCAGTAGTTTGTGACGAAACAAACAACACTGATAGTGTCATTGATAGAAACGAATTCGTTTGTTCTATCTTTGTTAAACCTGCTAGAAGTATTAACTTTATCACTCTTAACTTCGTGGCTGCAAGGTCGGGTGTTGAGTTTAGTGAAATCTATGGCGCAGTTTAAGGAGTATAAAACATGGCAACAATAGACCAATTTAAAGCACAACTAATCGGTGGTGGCCCAAGAGCAAACCGTTTTAGAGTATTCTTACCAAGAGCTGGAAACAATATCGAGTTCATGTGTAAGGGTGCAAACATTCCAGCTGCAACCTTGAGTGAAACACCAGTTCCTTTTAGAGGAATGGTTCTAAAACTGGCAGGTGAAAGAAGTTTCGCAGACTGGTCAGTTACTATCATCAATGATATGGAATTCTCTGCAAGAACTGCTCTTGAAGCATGGCAGATGGAAATCCAAGCAATGGATAGTGGTGAAGGCTCTACAACTTTAGATTACTTATTATCTAGAGGATTTGTAGAACAGTTAAACAAAGATGACTCAGTTCTAGCGAGATACGAGTTCTTCAACATGTTCCCTAAAAACATCGGTGAAATAGCATTAAGTTATGAAACAGTCGATGCATTAGAAGAATTTACAGTTGAAATAGCTTTCTCTCATTGGGAAAGAGTCCTTTAATTAAAGTGAAAAAAACCACTTTTGGAGTGGTATAAATATAGTTATGGAAATATTAGGATTTGAAATATCCCGTAAAAAGGATGAATTACGAACGAAGGAGATGCCCTCATCTCCATCATTTGTACCCCCAGTTGATGATGACGGTACGCCAGTCATACAACAACAGAGCGGTTTTATATCGGGTGGAGCATACGGTGCTTACATCGATATGGAAGGTGGTATCAAAAATGAGGCAGAACTCATTAGACGATACCGTGAAATATCTTTGGTGCCAGAGTGTGACTCTGCTATCGAAGACATTATTAATGAGTGTATCACATCGGATAGTTCCGATAGGATAGTGTCACTCGACCTCAGAGATGTTAAACTCTCTGACAGTATCAAAAACAAGGTACAAGACGAGTTCAGTAGCATCCTATCAATGATGAAGTTCAATCAGAACTCTCATGAATTATTCAGAAAATGGTACGTGGATGGAAGGATATACTTCCATAAAGTCGTGGACGGCAAAAAACCAAAAGCTGGTATCATGGACTTGAGAAATATTGACCCTATTAAGATTAAGAAGGTTAGAAACATTGAGAAGGAAAGAGACCCAAAGACTAAGATAGAAAGGGTTTCTAAGATAGAAGAGTTCTTCGTATTCAATGATAAAGGTTTTGATAAGACTAGTGCAGCGGAAGGAAACACTGTACGAATCGCACCCGAGGCAGTATGTTATACAACTTCGGGATTACTTGACTACACTAAGAACGTAGTTATCGGGTATCTGCACAAGGCATTGAAGACTGCAAATCAGTTATCAATGATGGAAGATGCACTTGTTATCTATAGGATTTCAAGAGCCCCCGAAAGAAGGATATTCTACATCGACGTAGGTAACCTTCCAAAAGCAAAGGCAGAACAGTATCTTGCTGATGTAATGAACCGATACAAGAACAAGTTGGTTTACAATGCAGATACAGGTGAAATCAAAGATGATAGAAAACATATGAGTATGTTGGAAGATTTTTGGTTACCAAGAAGAGAAGGTGGTAGAGGAACAGAGATTACTACATTGCCAGGCGGACAAAACCTAGCAGACATAGATGATATAGAATACTTCAAGAAGAAGTTATATCAATCTCTAAACGTACCTTCATCTAGAATGGAAGCAGATAACGGATTCAACATGGGTCGTTCATCTGAAATTTCTAGAGACGAACTTAAATTTAATAAGTTCACAAACAGACTTCAGAAGAAGTTTGGAAGAGTTTTTACAGATATTCTTAAGACACAATTAGTACTTAAGGAAATCGTAAGTGGTGAGGAGTTTGACAAAGTCAAAGACTTCTTACAGTATGATTTTACAACCGACAACCATTTTACAGAGTTGAAGGATGCAGAGATTTTAAGAGAGAGATTAGATACTCTCGGTCAGGCTTCAGAGTATGTTGGTAAGTACTATTCAGATGAGTACATTAGAAAGTATATACTAAGACAATCAGAAGAAGACATAAAAATAATTGATGCTCAAATCGCTAAAGAAGGAAATAGTGATAAGGGCGATGAAGAAGACGAAGATGACTTCGGGAGTTTTTAAAATATGAGTAGTGAAATAGCAAAAAGTATAGTTGACCAAATAGAACAAGGTCAATTCGAAGCTGCAAGAGGGTCTATCGGTGATGGACTTAAACAGAGTGCAGCGGATGCTGTCGACATGAAACGAGTTAATGCTCAAGTCGACTGGATGGATAATCCCACTAAAGAACCTACTGGAGAGTAGTTAGTGAAATCCTTTAACGTATTATCTAATGAGTTGAACGAGGCAAAATTAAAGTTGCCAACAGGTTCAAAAGAACTCAAAAGTGATTCGGTAAGGATTGGTTCGAAAAAAGTGATGGTGTCGTATGCACAGAACAGAAAGAATAGAGTTGATGTGTATATGGATGGTAATTTATTCAGTGGTGATAATTCTTATAAGGATTTGAAAGCTGCAGAGAAAGAGATGAAAGACATTAAAAAGATAATGTCTACCATGTCTGAAGAAGGAATAACAGTAGAGGAAATTATAAATGAAATTAATATCTGAATATAACGACTATCAAATGTCACCAGTCATTGTTGAAGCAAACAGTGAAGGCAAGAAGGAATACTTCATAGAAGGTGTCTTCATGCAGTCAGAAATAAAAAATAGAAACGGTAGAGTCTATCCTAAAGCAATTATGGAAAAAGAAGTTAACCGTTATAGAAAAGAATTCATTGAGAAGGATAGAGCATTCGGAGAACTCGGTCATCCCGAGGGCCCGACTATCAATCTTGATAAAGTGTCACATATGATTACATCTTTAGAAGAAGATGGTAACAATTATATAGGACGTGCAAAGATTTTGAGCACACCAAACGGTCAGATTGTAAGAAATCTTATCGACGATGGTGCCAAATTAGGAGTTTCATCTAGAGGATTAGGTTCTTTGGAAGAAAAAGGTGGTGCTCAATACGTAAAAGGTGACTTCCAATTGGCAACAGCAGCCGATATAGTGGCAGACCCATCTGCTCCCGAGGCCTTCGTTGAAGGTATTTACGAGGGTGTAGAGTGGATTATGTCTAACGGTATATTAAAAGCAGTTGACGCAGACAGCATGAGGACTCAATTAAGGGGTGCTAAGCTGAATAAATTAGAAGAAACTAAGTTAAATCTATGGAAAAGGTTTGTTGAAAGCCTTTAACATATAAATAAAAAAGTAAACTCAAACAGGAGAAAAACATGGCAGAGTTAGAAAATAACCTAGAAAGTACAGAAGTAGAAGTTTCTGAAGTGAAACAACCTACAGACGGTGCTCAAAAAGGTGACGCGAAACCTGTAAAGCAAGGTTCATCTGACGCCGAGACCGTAGGTCAAGGTAAAGCAGAAGTCGTTAAACCCGAAGAAAATCCTGTTGACAAAGCAGTTGCATCTATCAAGAAAGCAGAAGGACAGAAACCAGTAAGTGGTGATGCCCAACAAAAGAATGCTGGTAAGGCAGACAAGCAACCTAAACTTGCAAAAGTTTCAGAAGAAGAAGAAGAATCTAAAGACGTAGTTAAATCTACTAAAATGGAATCTATCAAAGCTATCGTCAACAATATGAAGGAAATGACTAAGGAAGAACTTCAAAGTAGATTTAGTTCTATATCAGAAGAAGAAGTTGACGAGACCCTTACTAAAGCAGAAGTAGCTAGAAAAATAGTAGAATCACTAAAAGGAATGGACGAAGATGCAGTCGCAGACTTCGCTGAAAAGTTCAATTTCGAAAAGGGTGATGACGAAGACGAAGATAAAAAGAAAGAGAAGGAAGTTGACGAAGAAACTTCTGCAGAGCTCGAAGCAAATCTAATCGAGATTGAAGTAGAAGACGACCTATCTAAAATCTCAGAAGCATTAGATTTATCAGACGAGAATTCTGACAAAGCTAGAACTATCTTCAAAGCTGCAGTGACTTCAAAAGTTGCAGAAATTAAAGAGTCCCTAGAGACTCAGTACACAGAAGAATTAAAATCCTCAGTGGAAAAAATCAAAACCGACCTAGCGGAAGGTGTTGATAAATATCTTTCATATGTTGCAGAAGAGTGGACGAAAGAAAACGAACTTGCAATAGAAAGAGGATTGAGAGCAGAGATGACAGAAAACTTCATCGATGGTTTGAAAACATTGTTCACAGAACATTATGTTGACGTGCCAGAAGATAAGTACAACGTTATCGATGAACTCGCAAATCGTCTCGACGAGATGGAACAGAAACTTGATGGTGAAGTTAGTAGAAATATTGACATCACAGAAGAGTTAGATGCCCTCAAGAGAAGTAACGTGGTAACGGCAGCTGGTGACAGTTTGTCCGAATCACAAAAAGAGAAGCTAGAATCATTGTCAAATGGTGTAGACTTTAAAGATGAGGCAGACTTCGCTGAGAAGATTGCTGAAATTGCAGAAGCTTACTTCCCAAATGACATTGACAAACTAGTTGAGGATACTATTGTAGAAGAAGGAACAGGTGTTATCTCAGAGCAATCTGCACCAACACTTGCACCCGATATGCAACAGTACACTCAAGCAATAACAAAACTAAAACCATTAGGTTAATTTAAAGGAAAAATTATGTTTTTATCAGAAAACTTACAAGAGAAGTGGCAGCCGATTCTAGAACACTCCGATTTACCAAAAATCGAAGACAACTACAAGCGTGCCGTTACTGCTGTTATTCTTGAAAACCAAGAGAAGGCCCTTTTCGAAGAAGGTCAAACTCTTGACGAAGCAGCACCTTTAAATGCTACTGGAAGTTCTGCAGTATCTAACTGGAATCCAATCTTGATTTCATTAGTACGTAGAGCCATGCCAAATCTCGTTGCATACGACATTTGTGGTGTTCAACCAATGACTGGCCCAACAGGGCTTATCTTTGCTATGAAAGCAAGATACAATGACTATCCATCAGCAGGAAGAGAAGGTAAAACTGAAGCGTTATTTAACGAAGCAGATACTAAGTATTCCAATGACAACCAAGTTGTCGCTGACGGCCCTTTAGCAGCACGTAATAATGACCCATTCAATGGTTCATATGCGACTGATACAGGTGCGGGTATGTCAACAGCAAGTGCAGAAGCACTTGGAGACGTTGAAGCATCAAACGGTTTCGCTCAAATGGCATTCAGCATTGAGAAAGCAACCGTAACTGCAAAATCCAGAGCATTAAAAGCAGAGTACACACTCGAATTAGCACAAGACCTCAAAGCAATCCACGGTCTTGATGCAGAATCAGAACTTGCAAATATTCTTTCATCAGAAATTCTTGCAGAAATCAACCGTGAAGTTATCAGAAATGTTAACGTTCAAGCTAAAGTAGGTGCAGCTGCAACTGCTACTGCTGGAACGTTCAACTTAGACGTTGACGCAAACGGAAGATGGTCTGTTGAGAAATTTAAAGGATTATTGTTCCAAATCGAAAGAGAGTCAAACAAGATAGCTAAAGAAACAAGAAGAGGAAAAGGTAACTTTATCCTATGTTCTTCAGACGTAGCATCTGCTCTTTCAATGGCAGGAGTATTAGATTACGCACCTGCTTTATCTACAAACTTAAACGTTGACGACACTGGCAATACATTTGCTGGTATCCTAAACGGAAGAGTTAAAGTATACGTCGACCCATATGCTGGTGTTGATTACTTGACTGTAGGTTATAGAGGAACTAACCCTTATGATGCTGGTCTTTTCTACTGTCCTTACGTACCATTACAAATGGTTCGTGCTGTCGGTGAGAATACTTTCCAACCAAAAATCGGTTTCAAAACTAGATATGGTATGGTTTCAAATCCTTTCGTTGGTGCTACACCAGCAGACGGACTTGCAACTGCGGGAACTAACCAGTACTACAGAAAATTTGCAGTGTCAAACATTCTGTAAGGACTTCGGTTCTAATCACTTCGGTGATACTAAAAACCCCTCTTTCGAGGGGTTTTTTTTTGGTCTTGCAGAAACACGTTGCAGTATCAGAAATCACCCTCGGCAACTTGAACAGTAGTGATACCTCTTGCCTTCCACATTGCAACAACTTTATTCCTGTCATCGTATACAAGGTCAATCTTACCACCAAACTCTTCGAACTTATCTGCAAGTTCTGATTTGAATATCTCGTCGGGTCTGAAGTCACCTTCGGGTCTAAGGAACAATCCTTGATGACCCTTACCAATCCACTCATCAATCTGAGCTTCAGTAAGACTTCTTTGTGATTCGTTTCTTGCACTGAAGAATACAACATCGTGTCCCTCTTCAATGTGTCTCTTTGCAATATCACACACCCATTGTACAGGAGTATCAAAAACAGTTTGTTCTTTAAACGATTTCCAGTCAGTAGGTTGTTGTGTTACGTGATGTCTCCTATGCTCTACATCAGCAATAGTTCCATCAACGTCAAAAATTATAGTTTGTTTTTTCATTATATACATAGTATAACAAAAAGCTGGTGTCGTTGTCAAGGCATTTGAAAGCGATAAATACCTGTATGATAAAGATGATTAAATACTCAGACGGACTCGAAGGGTTCTACAGATTTACAGATGCACAGGGTGAAGACCATACAATGTTCCTTCCAACAGAAAAGAGAGCCCAAAAGGTTATCGATTGTAAGGGAGAAGACTGGTTTGATGGGAAGACTATCCTAGAACTAGGAACTGCACATGGATTGGTTAGTAAACACTTTGAGAAACTAGGTGCAACAGTTACTTATGCAGATGCAAGACAAGAACTATTAGATGTAATTGATACAGACTCAGAGAAGTTATGTATCAACCATAACGATGAGTGGAGTTATGACAGAAAGTGGGATTTAATTATTCACTTTGGTACACTCTATCATGTTGAAAGTCCTTACGATGATTTAAGAAGGGCATTCAATCATGCAGACGAAATGTTTTTAGAGACTGCAGTACACCCAAGTAAGACAGAGGTACATCTCTCACAAGTGTTCCATGCAGACAACAATACCCTTAGATGTGGGGATGTTATAAAACAAAAAAGAGTCTTCAATGGATATGAACACTGGGAAGCTGCATTCAATGACTACCATGTGGAAGAATACCTAGAACAATTAGGTAAGACTTATACAAGACACGATGACGAAGATATGAATACTGATTTTGGTGTTGTTATAGAACATGAGTGTTACAGAAGAGACGTTTATAACTGGACACAAGAAGAAGTTGTACCAAAAGACCCAAAGACTCCAGTTAAATATGCATCTATACCACCAAACTATGTACACTTTCGTAGGTTCTGGCATATCGAAACACCTAAATAAAGGTATACGGAGAAATTATGAAAGAATTTGAAAAACAAGTGAAGGTTCTAGAGGGCCCATGGGTAGATGTTACATTCCCAAATGGTGAAGAGACAACCAATGTCATCTCTAGAAAAACGATTACAACTTATATCCAAGATGGATATCTTTGTGAATCAACAACGACACGAGATTACAGAGACGGAGACTACCAAGACTCTGTACGTAACAAACGGATAACAAAAATAAATGGTTGATATCAATAAATCCATTCTCAATAAGAATAATTTTAGACTTCTTATTGACAAGGTACCTACTACTGAATACTACATTAAGAAGTGTAATATTCCAGGCCTGCAGTTTTCTGAAATTGCACAGGGTGCTGGAGTCGGATTGGATGCATATTTTCCAGGCGACAAGGTTACGTTCGAAAATTTATCAGTTGACTTTTTAGTCGATGAAGATATTCAAAACTTTAAAGAAATCTACGATTGGATGAATGCAATTGTACCAATCAAAGACCCTAAAGATTATGCAGATTATGTTGGTAGTAAACAAACTGCTACTGGACAGATGGCATCTCTCGGTGCAACAGACAATGAGATGTCGGACATCACTTTGATTACAACAACTAACAAAAACATACCTAATAAGTTCTTTAGATTCCACGACTGTTTTCCAATCAGTTTGAGTGGTCTAGAGTTTGAATCGGGTGCAGACGGAGAGGCAGTGGTTGCCACCGTAGAGTTTAAATTTACTTACTACGACATAGAAACCACTAGTTAAAAGACCCTTTTTGTGGTATAATATATATTATGAACTTAGATGAATTGAAAGCCCAATGGGTTAATGACTGTGAAATAGATGATATCGAATTGGATACTGCTTCGTTAGAAGTACCTAAACTCCATGCAAAATATCAAGACTTACTAACAAGTAAGATTCTCGTCCTTAAAAACTACCAAACAAAATACAACACTCTACTTAAAGATAAGTGGTTGTGGTTCAACGGAAAAATGGATGACGATACAATCCGAGAACTTGGTTGGGAACCCGACCCATTCAATGGTTTAAAAATCATGAAGAATGACATGCAGATATTTTTTAATGCAGATAAAGATTTACAAGAACTCAATGCAAAGATTGAGTACCTTAAAGTGACTGTAGACTTCCTTAAGGAATGTATGCAGAATATAACATGGAGACACCAAACGATTAAGAACACAATCGATTGGAGAAAGTTTATGGCTGGACAATAATGAATCTGAATACCCATATTTTTACATACCCCGAACTACTATCCTCAGCTGAAGTTGAATTAATCAACGGAAAGGCAATGGAGTTTCCGTTAGAGGCAGGTGCAGTTGGCCAAGGTGGTAGACTAGACTTAGACCCCGACGATGAATCCCGAGGTGCAGAAAGAGCTGGTGGTGGAGAAGGTGGTGAAGTTGTAAACAATATCAGAGCATCCGACATAAGATGGATGACTGGTGATGCAAAAGTTCTCATGGGTGAGGTTTGGGAGAAGGTAGAAAATGCAGTCCACATGGGAATGAAACAGAGTGGTTGGAACTTCGACTTAGACAGATTAGAACCATTACAACATACAACATATAATGCACAACAAGGAAGTCGTGGTGGTTTCTATACATGGCACACAGATGCCAGTGACAAACCATATGCAAACAGTGGTATGTTTAGAAAGATTAGTTTCTCCATACAGTTAACAGACCCTTTAGAATACGAGGGTGGTAACTTCCAATGGATGGAAGACATCCGTGCAAAAGATACGTTAACCTCAACAGATTATACAAGAGACATGAGAGATTACATGAGGCAGATTCCTAATTCTGCAAAGCAAAAAGGTTCATTAATAATGTTCCCCTCATTTGTACATCACCAAGTTACTCCAGTTACCCAAGGAACTAGAACTAGTCTAGTCGGCTGGTACATAGGACAACCATACAGATAAATGAAAGTCACCGTCTCTAAAGTGGATGAATGTTTCATGAAGGTAGATTGTGATGATGGTTTGGCTAAAGACCTTCACGATTATTTTTCCTTCACCGTACCTAACGCAAAATTCATGCCAAGTTATAAAAACAAATGGTGGGATGGTAAGGTATATCTTTTCTCAATCAAAACACACAAGGTCTACATAGGATTACTTCCATACGTGGATGAGTTCTGTAGAGAACGTGGGTATGAGTTTGAAGGTATCCAAGATGTCATCGGTTACAAACACAAACTAAAAGACTGGCACATTGAGGATTTGAATCTACCATTCAAACCTAGAGATTATCAGATAGAAGCATTCGAGTCTGCAGTTAAGTATGGAAGACAGTTACTATTGTCACCTACTGCAAGTGGTAAGTCTCTTATCATTTATATGCTAGCAAGATACTACGATTGTAAAACCGTTGTTATCGTTCCTACTACCTCACTGGTAGAACAGATGACTAAAGATTTCCAAGACTATGGATACAAAGAACCTATCTGTAAAATCTATTCTAAACAACCAGTGTTTGATGCACCCATCACAGTTACTACATGGCAATCGTTTGCTAAAGCACCGAAGGAAGTTTTAGAATCTTTTGAGATGGTTGTCGGAGATGAAGCCCATCTATTCAAAGCAAATGTACTGAAAGGTATCCTAGAGAAGATGAAGAAGACTTCTATAAGAATTGGTTGCACTGGTACACTAGACGGAACAGAGGTACACAGACTACAACTAGAAGGTCTCTTCGGCCCAGTTAAAAAGGTTATCACAACAAAAGAATTAATGGACGAGGGTACGATTGCAAATCTTTCTATAGATTGTGTCATACTACGTCATACTAAACAGAAGAAAATGTCCTACCAAGATGAGATGGATTACCTAGTTTCAAGTGAACTTCGTAACGACTTCTTATGTAATCTTGTATACAGTTTAAAAGGTAACACCCTAGTCTTATTCCAGTTTGTAGAGAAGCACGGTGCAGTTCTACAGAAAAAGATGTTCCCTCGTTTGGGAGATAAGTTGCACTATGTATATGGTGGTACGGATGTAATAGACAGGGAAGCAGTCAGAGGGTTAGTAGAGAAAGCAAATGACAATGTCATACTAGCATCATACGGAACCTTCTCAACTGGTGTGAACATTAAGAAGATAGACAACATTGTTTTTGCATCCCCATCAAAGAGTCGAATTAGAAACCTTCAATCGATAGGTAGAGGACTTCGTAAGGCCGACGGTAAAGATTCCATGAGGTTGTTTGATATATCAGACGACTTACAATGTGAGAATCATACGCTGAACCACCTTAGAGAACGTATAAATATATACAACGAAGAGAACTTTACATACGAGATAAGGCAGTTTGACTTAAAATGACAAGACCCTCAGATTTAACACCACAAAAGTACGAAGTTATTAAACTAAAGACTGGTAGTGAACTTGTAGGCATGGTTAGAGATACCCATGTTGGATTGGAAATAACCTTACCTATGATATGCCAACTCACAGTTCAAAACTTAACTCAGACTCTTGCTACGTTTTATCCGTATGCACCTTTGAGTGAAGACTCTATTGTTTTAATACCAGCAACAGAAGTATTACATAGGAGTGATATGAACCAACAGTTCATACCTTTCTATGATGAAGCTTCTAGTCGTTGGTTAGAAATGGTAGAACAGGGAACCATCCCTCTTACTAATAAGAAAATTGGTATTGAAGACGTACAAAGAAAATACATGAATAAAGTAATGGAATCTTTGATTGAAAATGATGATGACCTCTTAGAGGATTTTGATTATGATATCGACGACGACAGAATTATTCATTAGGATTTTAATTTGTATACATAGTACCGTATAATTTTGGTTTATATCATATTATACATGACTTTTATAATAACCTATAGGAAAACCATGTCCACAGCAACTTACATTGCGAAGAGCATGGTACGAAAAGCTAGAGAAGTTTCAATCTTTGAATGTAAAGTTTGTGACACTATCGAATTTCTAGTGCTGTTGACTCTTCCTTTCGCATTACCAGTATTGATTATCGTCGCTACAGTAGCATAATGATAAGAAATAAACTAAATGTTTTACGAGATACGGTAGAGACTTTATGTCTCTGCCTAATCTTTATCATCTCAATTTTGGGGATTATGCCAAGTGTCTGATATCCAATTTCTATTGACAGCATTGTCAATGCAAGCTTTAATCATTGCAGTAATCTATTCAATCAGAGTCCGTAAATGAAATACACTTTAATGATTGTATTCTTTATGGGATGGATGTTAATGGATAGAGAGCCTGGAGCTCTTCGAGCAGTCAGAGAGTTGGAACAATTCAAAATGGTATGTAAAGCTCTATGAAAGATGCATGGGGAAAACCTAAACAATCCGTATTCGATTTGACTGATTTAAAACAGGGTGATTTAACTTACCTAAATAATACTGTGAAAGACGCGACAGACAAAGAAGCAAATGATTGGTTAGAAGAAGACTTCTTCATGTCAATGAAATTCGACCCCTTGGTAATGTTCGTCGTAATTCCTACCTTAATACAAATAACAGTAATGGGAATGATGTTTATGATGTTTGCAGTCATCAATCTAGGAACTAATCTACCTACTAGCTAAGTATATCCCCCTTGGGACATATTCATTTTATCACACTTTTCTCATATGTCTATAGGCTTTTAAAACTAAATGGCTTTTATTATAACAGAACCATGCATTGGATGTAAATACACAGATTGTGTAGAGATATGTCCAGTAGATTGTTTCTATGAAGCAGATGACATGTTAGTTATCCATCCCGACGAATGTATTGATTGTGGTCTATGTGTTGCAGAGTGTCCAGTAGATGCTATATTCTCAGAAGATGAAGTCCCCAAGAATCAAATTCATTACATAGAAATCAATGCAAGACTATCCGAAGTATCCCCCAACATTACTCAAATGAATTAATTGAGAAAGCCACTTACAATACCAGTTAAAACAGGTATAATGTATACATGACTACTAAAAAAGACCCAAAGAAAGCAGAACATTACGTCAATAACAAAGAGTTTACAGCTGCTGTTGCAGAGTATAATAATTTGGTAAAGGCAGAACTTCTCGAAGGAAACATCAAACCACGTATGACTGAATACATTGGTGAGTGCATCTATAAGATTGCAACCCGATTATCCACTCGACCAAATTTCATCAACTATACTTACCGTGACGAAATGATTTGTGATGCAATCGAAAATTGTATTCAATACATCGGTAACTTCAACGTTGAAAAATCAAGTAATGCATTTGCATATGTTACTCAGATTTGTTACTACGCTTTCTTGAGAAGGATTCAGAAGGAAAAGAAGCAGGTCTATATTAAACAGAAACAAATTATGGAATCATCCCTTACTATGGATTCATTCTCTACTATCGATGGTCAACATGACCCCACCCTTACAAACTCAAACGTTGAATGGATGCAAGAGAATATGAACCGTGTTGAGTATGAACCACGTAAATCAAAATCCAAAAAAGCAAAAGAGAAAAAGTCACTAGAAAAATTCGAAGAACCGACTGAATGAAAATAGCTATTCTAAATGACACCCATTGTGGTGTCCGTTCAGACATGGTTGAGATGTCCAAGTACCAAGGACGTTTTTATGAAGAAGTTTTCTTCCCATATCTAGACGAACATAATATCAAACAGATTATCCACATGGGTGATTACTTTGATAGACGTAAGTATGTAAACTTTGCATCGATGAAAGCAAACATCGAACACTTTGTAAACCCACTTAACGAAAGGGGAATCAAGATGGACTTGATTCTAGGTAACCATGATACATATTATAAGAACACAAATGATGTTAACTCACCCGAGTTACTTCTTTACAATCAACCTAATATTACCGTATACGCCGACCCTATTGTAAAGGATTACGATGACTTCCCAATTGCATTAGTCCCATGGATTAACAATGATAACTATGCAGACATGGTAGAATTCATGCAGACGGCAGCTGCTACACACTGTATGGGACATTTCGAGATAGAAGGTGCATTACTATTACCTAACATGACGTGTCAACACGGACTCGACATATCCTACCTCAAGAGGTTTGAACAGGTATACAGTGGTCACTTCCATCACAAATCAGAAGTAAAGAACTGCAGATACTTAGGTTCACAAATGGAATTCACTTGGTCAGATTATAATGACAAGAAGTACTTCCACATTTTTGATACAGAAACAAAAGAACTTACACCAGTACACAACCCTTTAACTATGTTCGAGAAGGGATACTATGATGATGGTAAGATAGAAACGTTCGAAGCCTTAAACGATATTGACTACTCAAGATTTGAGGGTAAATTTGTAAAGGTTATTGTTGTTAATAAAGACAATCCTTATTGGTTTGACTCATACCTAGACAAGGTACATGCATCTAACCCGATACATGTTGCAGTTGTAGATGATAACAAACACATGGATTTCTTTGACGATGATGAAATCGAAGGTGTCGACGATACCCTAACCATATTATCCAAGTATGTTGATGGGTTAGAAATACAAGGTAAGAAAGAGAAGCTCGACGAGATTATGAAGACCTTATATAATGAAGCATTGGATGAACACACTTACCTATGATAAATTTTACAAAAGTACGATGGAAGAACTTACTTTCATCGGGTAATAAATTTACTGAAATACAATTAGACTCACATCAAACTACCCTTATCTTAGGAGAGAATGGTGCTGGTAAGTCCACACTATTAGATGCATTATGTTTCGGATTGTATGGACGTGGATTTAGAAATCTAAAAAAAGAACTACTCATTAATAGTATCAACGAGAAAGCTATGGTCGTTGAGGTGTTCTTTTATATTGGTAAAAGAGAATACAAAATAATCCGTGGTATCAAACCAAACATCTTTGAACTGTATGTCGATGACGTATTTGTAAACCAAGATGCAACAGTAAGAGACTACCAAGACCATCTAGAACGTAACATTCTAAAGATGTCTTATCGCTCATTTACACAGGTTGCAATCCTAGGTTCTGCCAACTTCACACCCTTTATGCAATTGAGAGCAAAGGATAGAAGGAAACTGGTAGAAGACTTACTTGATATAAACATCTTTACAACCATGATGCAACTACTTCGTAAGAAGAAAGCTGCTCATCAAATTGACTTGAAGGATACCCAACATCAAGTTGAAATTCTAGAAGAAAGACTCAGTGGCTTAAACGAACAAGTTAAAGTGATGACTGAGAATAGAATGCAAAAGATTACCCAGTTCCAAGAAACCATTATTGATACCAATAAAAATATCGGTGAGCTTTTAGAAGTCATAGATAGTAATACCACAGAAATTAATACTATTCAGTTGACAATTTCTGATAGAGATTCCATCAATAAGAAGTTGAAAGACTTACAAGATGTGGAAAAGCAACTCACGAATGCACGTAATAAAGCATTGAAAGAAGTTGAGTTTTATGAAGAGAACGACGAATGTCCAACATGCAAACAGGGGTTAGATGAGGAACATAAGAAAGAACATCTCAAATCAAAGAGTACGAAGGCAACGGAGATTGCTTCTGCGCTCAAACAGATTGAAGAAGGATTATGGAATTGTTCAAACCGTATCATTGAAATCTGTGACATCCAACACGGCATCGACCAAATACAAAGACAAGTAGGGTTACATCAAACTGAAATTCTATCTAATCAAAAGTACATTCAAAAGATTAGTGAAGAGATAGAAACCTTAAAGGTAGAGACCACTGGTGGTTCAGACGTACATGAAAGAATTACTGAAGGTGAAGACCAATTAGATATCCTACACACCAAAAACAAATCCTTAATAGACAAAACACATTACTATGAGATTGCAACCATGCTTCTCAGAGACCAAGGTGTTAAAGAGAAGATTATTAAACAGTACGTTCCTATCATGAACAAGCTTATTAATAAGTATCTAGCACAACTTGAGTTCTATGTTGGGTTTGAATTGGACGAATCATTCGATGAAACAATTAAATCAAGATTCCGTGACGTATTCAAATACGAAAACTTTTCTCAAGGTGAGAAGATGAGAATCGACCTTGCACTACTATTCACATGGAGAAGTGTTGCAAGAATGAAGAACAGTGTGAACACTAATCTACTTATTTTAGATGAAGTATTTGACTCATCTCTAGACGTTACAGGTACAGATGAATTTTTAAAGCTGTTAAACACCTTGACAGATGGAGTAAATGCATTTATCATTAGTCATAAAGGAGATACATTATATGATAAGTTCAGTAATGTGTTAAGATTTGAGAAGTACAAAAACTTCTCTAGACTAGCAGAATAGGATAAATAGTATTATGAAATCATTCAACGAATTACTCGACCCCAAACTTGAGGATATCAGACTAGATATTCCTTCACTCGACGAAGCATTAGAAGTCAATGACCTACCTTCGGAAGTAATAGATGGGTTGACGATTGAGAAGCATAAGAAATCTAATACTAAGACTACAGTTTTTGTTGTTAAGACACAGGACAGAGATGCTGATAGAGATGAGATGGAAAAGAAATTAAGGAATGCAGATATTACTGCAGAAGTTAAAGGAAGTTCTCTATCAAGTTTTGACCCTATCTTTATCCCATCATTGAATGGAGACCGTGCAATCATCATGTTTAAACCCAAGAGTGGTGGCATGAATGAGACAACACTGAATTCAAGTATCACAGAACTCTTCCCTTGCATTGCATGGGAAAAACGTTACAAACCTAAGTCGGTACCATCATTCTATGAGTGGATACTTACACAGGACGTTGACAAGTTAAAATGTGTTGGTGCTTCAGACAAACAATCAGCAAAAGATTTCATTGCACAAGCAGAAGAGTCATCCAAGTTTACAGAGAAGGTTGAGAATGCAATAGGTATTACAAAGTATATCTATGATGAGATGAAAGAAAAATCAATCAAGAGTGTCTTTTGGGGGTACCGTGCAAAACCAGCTGGAGTCCCACCCAAACATCCAGGCGATATCTTTTTACAATTTACAGATGGAGCTCTCTTAGGAACCTCTCTTAAAGCAGGTGGTAAGAAAACTTCAGAACCAAAACTTAACACATATGTGAATCCAGTATTCCAAGCATTTTCAAGTGGTAAAGATGTTAAGAAACTATCACTAGACTTACATAAGAAAGTATACTCAAAGATTGAAGGTATGCCTTCTTCTGCAACGTATGATAGTAAAGATAGAAAGACTACACAACAAGTTCTAAAGGACTTAGATAAAAATAACAACAAACAATATGAAGAGTACTACAATCAAGTACTAGAGATAGTCCGTCAATCACTGATAGACCTATTCAATAAGAATGGGAAACAAGGTGGCAAATCATTTGACTATATAAAGAAAGAAATTTTACGTGAAGCCCCAGGCGTTCCAACCAAAGTTATTAAAGGAATTGGTTCCACGTATGAGCAGGTTACAGATGATGATGAACTCGGAGTATTTTTACCAGTAGTTAAGTTCATTAAAGCAGAAGCTTCTAAATCATCAAAACAAAATTGGTTTATACATCTTGCATCGAAAGATACAACGTATACCATGCAGATGTCAGTGAGGACTAACAAGGCAGGACATGCTGGACTTAAGAAACTCGGGCAATATTATAACCTTGCCGTTAAATATAACGGTCTACTTAAGAAATAAATATGTATCAATTGATAGAAGAAGCCTCAAAGGTTTTAAGAACCCCACCACAAACTTTCGACTTTGAAAAAAGAACGGATGCAGAAGAAATAGAAAAAGCATTGTCAGATGCAATGGGTAGATTCGGTGGAATAGGTTTGAGTGCAAACCAAGTAGGACTGGATGCAAGAGTCTTTGTAATGAAATCTCAAGACCAAGGAAATGTATGTTTCTTTAATCCCGAGATAACAAAGATATCCCAAGAAACAGATTTGATGAAAGAAGGTTGCTTATCGTTCCCCGATATGTACCTTATGATTAAACGTGCAAAGATGATAGAACTAAAATATCAGACTGCACAAGGTGAAGAAATAGTTATAAGTCTAGATGGACTCGCATCAAGATGTGTTCAACATGAAGTTGACCATCTTAATGGTATCATCTTTTTACAACGTGCTTCAAAATTGAAACTAGACCGTGCATTGAAATCACGACCTAAAGAAAAAGCTAAGAGAATAGAGTATGAGAAACGACAAGCACTTGCCAAATACATCCAAAGTGTATCAGCCGATAAGTCTTCAGAACATGTTGAGTCCACAAGACTGCAAGAGTCTGATAACGTATCATCTAAAGCATAAACATCTAAGAACAATTGGTGACGGTACAGATTACCGTGCTATTGATTACGTTCACATAAAAACCCCATGGGTTCGTGATTGTATTAGACGTGCAGCTCAGCAATGTACATCCGAAATATACAAAGAAACAGGACAACATTTCTATCCCGAAATGATTGCACTTAACGAATGGGAAATTGGTGGAGTACAAAAACCACACTACGATACCTATTCTAATTCAGAGATTAATGAAAATGCAGTTCCCGAGAAAGGAAACTCTAGAGAATGGACGTGCATCCTTTATTTAAACGACAATTTCCGTGGTGGAACAACTTATTTTCCACCCAGTGACACCTTCCCAATAGGCCATGAGCATCCCATAGAGACCGCTGGGGGTCTTCTATTCCAAGGTCTATACCTTGAACATGGCGTACAAACTGTGAGAAGGGGCTCGAGACACACCATTTCAATGTGGTTCACAGATATCGAGGACAGAATCCTAGTCGACGAACGTCTAAACCTAGACGAAAACCAACACCAAATCCGAGAAAGAAACTCCCACATCCTTCGCTAATCATGCCTTGACGATGCCTCTGGCTTTTTGTTATACTATGTATATAATGAAAAATCAAAGAGGAACAAATATGACTATTCAAGAAATCTGTATGAAACTTACTGCTGTAAACATCAGCAAGTTATCAAAGTACACTGGTGCCGAGGGTGTTTCCATGACGGAATATGCAACTGCACTTTTAAGGAGTCAGTCATAATGTGGGATGAGTGGTTAGAAGAGTACGAACAAGTACAGTGGAAACAGAACGGTGACTACTACAATGGTTACCTCAAAGAAATTCATGACGACCATCTAGTCGTCAAGATTACATCAATCAACCACGAGTATGATTGGAACCTTAAACAAAAATATCCTAAAGTGTTAATCCCTTCAACTTCATATGATAACATCGAGTTAGAAATGTGGACAGACGGAAGAGGATGTGACAACTCTGCAATCGGAACAAGTGGTCACTACGAATCATACACTACCTACTTAAAGGTCGCTGCATAATGAAACATCAAAAATTCTTAATAGTATTGTCTTGGATTGAAAGTGACCTTGGTGTCAAACTTACTAAGGAAAATATTGTTCAACACTATAGACAGGTTATGAATTATCCAAATATTGGAAAGGTATATTTCAATCAACTTAGAACACATTTGGATACTGTATAATGAATACTTATTTAAAAGAGATTACAGATTGGGGTGAATACCCATGCAAGAACCACACTTACATAGTAAACAAAGCTTTACAGTTAGTTGGTTATATCAAACAAGGAACCACTGAAGAAATCATCTTCAAGTCTCCAATGAAACAATTCTCAAAATCAAGACGAAAATTTATTACAATCTAAGCCTTGACAATGCATCAGCTATTTTGATATACTATAGTCTGAATCGGGAAACAAATTAATTATGACAAATACTAGAAACCAAAAAGACCAACTTGCAAAGTTAATGGCGACTGAGAACATTACTATTGTTCACAAACCAATACCTACTGCATACTTCGATGTCAAGAATAGGATACTTGCTTGTCCTACTTTCAAAGAAGGAATTAGTAATGAACTTTATGACTTGTTCATGGGTCACGAAGTTGGTCATGCATTGAACACACCTTACGAGGGTCTTCATAATGCATTGACTAAAAACAAAACTCTTAAAGGTTACCTTAACGTTGTTGAGGATGTCAGAATTGAGAAAGCAATCAAACTAAAATTTCAAGGACTAAGAAAATCTTTCTACACTGCATACAATGAGTTGATGGAAAAGGACTTCTTCGGAATTGCAAAAAGAGACTTACAGGAACTTTCAATAATTGATAAGATTAATCTTATTACTAAGTGTGGTTCAAGAATTACAATCAACCTAACAAAAGAAGAACAAGTATTCCTAGACATGGCAGAAGCTTGTCAGACTTGGGAAGACGTTGTGGTTTGTGCAACTGCTATCTATGAGTGGTCTAAAGAAAACGAGACAAGAACTGAAGACGACGAAGCATTAGTTCCTCAGACTTACATTCCTTCCGAGGGAGACGACGACGAAGACCAAGAAGAAGGTGACGAGTCAACTGGTTCTGAAGAGTGGAACGATGATACTTCAGACTCAGAAGAAGAAGACGAAGACGATAGTGAAGACAACCTGCCAGAAGCACCCGAGTACGGTGACGGTGGTGATGATTCAGATGACACCGATGAAGACGATGACGAGTCAGAAGAAGAAGGTAGAAAATCTACTGGTGGTAAAGAGGGTAGTCAAGGTACTGCCGAAGACTTCGACGATGCTCAAGGAGCAAGGGAATCAATCACTGAACATAATGCACATAACAATGAAGAGATGTTTCAAGAAGACACTCCAACATGGAGAACTCAAATAAACTTAAGAGAAGTTTTCAAAAAGAAATCAAATGTTGATTTAGTTATCGGTCATGATAAAGTTCTTGCTGACTGGGATACTTTTTGGGTCAAAGAAAACAAGTCGAAATCAGATTACAGAGCAGAGTTCACTTCTAAGAAACTTAGAGACAAGAACAAGAAACTTGTTATGCACATGGCAAAAGAATTTGAAATGAGACAGACTGCAATGAGAAGTGTTAAAGCTTTCAGTGGTAAAACTGGAAAGTTAGACATGAACAAACTTGCAAAGTATCAAATCGTCGATGACGTTTTCAAAAGAGTTACTTACTTGCCAGATGGACAAAATCATGGTGTGAATGTTTTACTTGATTGGAGTGGTTCAATTGGTAACAGTTGTGCTGACTTATTAGAACAAACAATTATCCTTTCAGAATTCTGTAGAGCGACTAACATCCCTCACAGAATCTACTTGTTCTCAGATGCATATGCAGCGGAAGAAGAATACACTTACGGTACCGACGCAGGAAACCTTGTAGAAATATTCTCTAACGAAATGAACAACAAAAAATATACAAAGATGATGAAGAACGTTGCAGCTCTTTGGAACAATCACTTCCTAGGAAAGTTTGGATGGAGAAGTTCTGAGAAGACTATTGCAAAACATAATGAGTTTTACAATGACTCTGAGTTACTACTTGACGAGAATGAGTACTACGTTCACTTCAACACTGGTTGCAGACCTGTCAATTACAGATTAGGTGGCACTCCTCTGAACCATTGTTTAGTTGCAATGAGAAAGTTACTGCCTGAGTTCAACACTGCATACAGTATCGAGAAGTCAATCTTAACAGTTATCACAGATGGTTACTCACACTCTTCTCCACTTCTTAATGATGGGGATAGAGATGAGAAATACGACTGGGCAAAAGCACAAGGAATAGATTCTTGGGATATGAATGAGATGACAGAAATCATTGACCCTTACGATAACAAAGTATTTCCTTATCAAGAAATTCAGAGAAGTAACAGATACAGTGCAAGATACAGCAATGACTTCAAAAAGACTCAGAACCTTTTGTCTTGGTTGTCAAAAACTTGTAACGTTACTGTCACTGGTTACTTCTGCCTAGACAAGAAAGCAGACATGATGGACATCATGCAATACACAGAACATAAAGATACAGTTTACCATAACGACAGAGCTCTTTGGATGGAGATTAGAAAAAACGGATTGGTTGTTGAGGCTCACGGATACGGAAAATTATTCTTGACTGCAACCTCATCGTTATCGGCTGAAGGTTCAGACGAACTGTCCGACGAATTGTTCGATGCCAAGAAGTCAAAAGTCATGGCAGCTTTCAAAAGAAATCAGAGAGCAAAAACTACATCAAGATTTTTAACAAATGAATTTATCAAGGAGATATCATAATGAATAGAGACCCACTTAGAGTAGACGAGGCGTATTACATAAACCACCAATCAGACTATTCCAAATTTGCAGATGCAGTTATGGATGTTGGGCCTGCCCCATGTACATTCCATGATTGTCCAAAGATACAAGAATGTAAGTCTGAAGAAAAGGAATGCTTTGCATTCAGAATATGGGTCAACAAAGGTGAGAACTATTTGACCGAAAGAAACAAGAAGGGCGTTGTGAAATGCTTAGAGAAAATGGGAACTAGATTCGAGTCGCTAAAGTAGCCTTGACAATGCCCCCAGCTTTTTGTTATTATATACATGATGAGAAAACAAATTGAAAGACAAGGAGACTATATGACAAATTCAATTGATGTTAACGGTAAGAAATTTTCTTACACACCCGACAGGGCTGAGTTTTTGGGAGAACTCGTTACGAAATTCCCTAACCAAACTTCCTTTGGAAGGAAAGAAATCAAAGATGCCTTTGATGGATATTTCCCTTCATGGATAAAATCCTCGAAGTATGACTTCAAAGAAACCCAAGAGACTGGGCCTTTGTTGTACAACCTTCAAGCAGTTATCACTGGTTATAACGGTGGGTATTCAGATGATGTTCCAGTTGCAGTTTCTACAAAGGCTGCTCCAATTACATCAATTGCTTCCCCAAGTAATATGCCAGTTGCAGCTCAAACAGAGTCAGTCAATCTACTCGACGATGGTGTTAAAATCATCCCCGAGATTATGTCTAACTATGTTCCTTTCGGACATTTCAAAGATGTCAAGAACATTATCAAATCCAAATTGTTCTTTCCAGTATTCGTTACTGGTCTGAGTGGTAATGGTAAAACGTTAATGATAGAACAAACTTGTGCTCAATTGAAGAGAGAACTTTACAGAGTTAACATTACTATCGAGACCGATGAGGACGACCTAATGGGTGGTCACACTTTGCAGAATGGTAACGTCATCTTTAGAGAAGGCCCAGTTATCAAAGCAATGAGAAAAGGTGCCGTGTTACTTCTTGACGAAGTGGACTTAGGTTCTAACAAGTTGATGTGTCTACAATCAGTTCTAGAAGGTAAAGGTTACCTTATTAAGAAGACTGGTGAGTGGGTTTCACCTACTGCTGGGTTTACAGTTCTTGCAACTGCAAACACTAAAGGTCAAGGTTCAGACGATGGAAAGTTCATTGGAACTCAAATCATGAACGAAGCGATGTTGGAAAGGTTTGCAATTACGATGCAACAAGAATATCCACCAGTGAAAATTGAGAAGACAATCCTTACAAAAGAGATGGGTCTTACTGGTGAAGTTGACACAGAGTTCTGTGAGAAACTTGTTGACTGGGCTGACATCATTAGAAAAACATATTACGAAGGTGGTATCGACGATGTTGTTACGACTAGAAGACTTGTTCACATTGTCAATGCATTCAGAATGTTCAATGACAAACTCAAGTCAATTACAATGTGTATCTCTAGGTTCGACGAAGAAACTAGAAACAGTATTCTTGACCTCTACTCCAAGATTGATGCAGGCATCGACTTGAATGCAGAAAGTTCAGAAAACACTATTGACCAATCGGACTACTAGGAGTATACTAGTATCATGTATTGGAATAAAACTATTAAGACTGTAGACTACAAATACAATGAAGGAGAACTCTTAAAGGAGTTCACTTCATATGTTGACTCGACTTACGACCAACATTATAGTCTTAACAAATATCAAGCAACAGAGTTTATCATGGACGCAGGTCACGGTGAAGGATTCTGTGTTGGGAATATTATGAAATATGCCCAGAGATATGGGAAAAAGGGTGGGAAGAATCGTGCCGACCTATTGAAGGTAATCCATTATGGATTCCTTGCCCTTAACAACCACGATAAATTATTGCTCGAGGAATCGGGCTACAAAAAGGAGACTAACTAGTGATGAAAATTAGTAATGATACAAAAGATGTTCTAAAGAACTTCTCGACTATAAACTCGGGCATTCGAGTCAAAACAGGCAACAAACTGGAAACTATTTCCAATATGAAAAACATTCTTGCAGTTGCAACTGTGTCTGAGGAATTCCCTCAAGACTTCAGTATATACAACTTGCCAGAATTCTTAGGTGCAACATCCTTAATGGATGACCCCGACTTCCAATTCAATGCTTCGTCATTGTCTGTGGCAGATAACAATTCCTCTCTCGCATATTTCTATGCAGCGGAAGGTATGGTGACTGCACCCGACAAGATGATAACTATGCCAGAGGCAGAGATTGAATTCAAAGTAACATCCACATTGTTAGGTGACTTGAAGAAAGCAGCTGCAGTTCTAGGTGTTAATGATTTAGTTCTTAAGTCAGATGGTACAGTCGTAACATTAGTTGTTACAGATAAGAAGAGTCCTTCTTCTAATACGTTCTCAAGAATCGTAGAAGCAGAGAGTGATGGTACATCTTATGAAATGAATTTCAAGATGGAGAATCTTAAAATTCTAGACGGTAACTATGATGTTCAAGTATCATCAAAAGGTATATCTCATTTCAATAATGTAGATGTAGAACTTGAGTACTTTATTGCACTGGAGCCAGACAGCAAATACAATGCCTAACCTATATATTAATAGTGTGAATATTGTGCCAGTCTCTGCAATATACGCGGGAGTAGACTTCACTCATCAATGGGTTGTCTGCACTGCAAACTCGGTGGGGGGTTTGCTCCTATGAATGAATTTCTCTATGTAGAAAAGTATCGTCCTCAAACAATTGAGGACACCATACTACCAAAAGAACTTAAAGAAACCTTTAAGGAATTTGTAAAGCAGGGAGAGATACCTAACCTATTATTGTGTGGGTCAGCAGGTGTTGGTAAAACAACGGTTGCAAAAGCATTGTGTAATGAACTCGATGCAGACTTTATAGTAATCAACGGTTCCGATGAAGGACGTTTGATTGACACACTCAGAACAAAGATTAAGAACTTTGCATCTTCGGTTTCATTATCGGGTGGTGCAAAGGTCGTTATCTTAGACGAAGCAGATTACATATCTGCAGACTCAGTTCAACCAGCTTTGAGAAACTTCATAGAAGAGTTCTCGTCCAATTGTAGATTTATCTTTACATGTAATTACAAGAATAGAATTATTCCACCATTACATTCTAGAACTACAGTTATAGATTTTTCAATAACACCAACACAAAGACCTCAACTTGCACAACAGATGTTGTCAAGATGTAAGAACATTTGTGAGATAGAAAAGATTGAGGCAGACCCTAAAGTCCTTGCAGAATTAATCATGAAGTTCTTCCCCGATTTCCGTAGATGTCTCAATGAGATTCAACGTTACGGTGTAAGTGGTGTAATTGATAGTGGACTCATCTCAACCTTATCGGAAGAGAAGTTAACACCACTGGTCGATATGATTAAGTCAAAGAACTGGTCGGCAATGAGGAAGTGGGTTGGAACTAATTCCGACAATGACTTCAATACATTATTCCGAAAAGTTTTCAATGCACTTGAAACTAAACTCGAACCACAATCAATACCAGCTGCAGTTTTAATAATTGCAGACTATCAATACAAAGCAGCTTTTGCAATGGACTCAGAGATTAACTTTGTTGCATGTCTAACAGAAGTCATGGGAGAATGCAAATTCAAATGATTGATGTAGTGATGTTACTACTTGCAATTACAGTCACCACTTGTTGGTGCCTAGGATGGGGGATTAAAAAATGAGTGAATACGATTCAGTAGTAGACAAACAAAGACGATTACTTCTCGCAGAGGAGTGGTCTAACAAGGTCAAATCCCTTCACGCACATTCCTTAAACTCCTGCTGGTACGACACTAGGGGAAACGATGGTTCAGTATTGGATATTGAATACAACAACGGTGTCGTCAAGAGAGAGATTAGAGAGACAGGTGAAATTGTTTTCTTTGGTGAACCTCTTTATGGTGATGACCTACTCAATTCATTTTCTGCTGTAACAGGTAAGTAATGAACCCTAACAAACGAAATCCTTTTGACTTTGTTAAGTCGGTCTCTTCCGACAAAAAAGATATCATGGTTGATGATATCGAAGAGAAAGCATATCAACCATTCCTTATAAACAAATCTTTGTCTTACCACCAAGATTCTGTTTTCTTTACTAACGAAATGAACTGTCGCCACGGTCTAGACAATCGTCTTCAATACGTATTTTTCCTAAATACTTTACGAAAACGACAGAGATTTTCAAAATGGGCTAAACCATACGTTAGTAAAAAACTCACTGTCGTAAAAGACTATTATCAGATGTCAACAAGAGAAGCAAAAGAATTGTTTACTCTATTGTCTGATAAAGAAATACGTGAGTTGAAGAACAGAATGAATATTGGTGGTAATAACAATGGATGATGGACAAGAAAAAATAGTAAAAGACCTCGTTGAGGTAACCTTCCCCGAAAAAGACGACTTCCTAAAGATTAGGGAGACACTTTCACGCATAGGTGTTGCATCTAGAAGAGACCAAGAGTTATTTCAATCTTGTCACATACTACACAAACGTGGTAAGTATTACATCACTCACTTCAAAGAGTTATTCAAACTCGACGGTAAACCCACTAACATAGATGAGTCTGATATAGGTAGAAGAAACACTATCTGTCAGCTGCTAGCACAGTGGAAACTTGTCACAGTAGTTACACCTTCTATGATAGAAGAACCAACTGCACCCCTTTCACAAATCAAAATTATACCTTACAAAGAAAAAACTAACTGGAAACTTACAACAAAGTACTCCATTGGTGGTACTAAATAGATAAATACTTCTGTTAACTTTAATAGGAGAAACTTATGTGGGATTTAATCAGTAGTATCTGGGCATTCATGTCAGCGATACCAGCAATCATATCTATATGTTCAGTCATTGTAATGATGACCGACACACCGAAGGACGATGCCGTCTGGGCGAAGTGCTATAAATACATAGAAGTCTTTGCACTTGCCATTGGTAAAGCAAAAGATAAAAATCCATTGTTGGATAAATAAATTAGGAGAACATTATGGACGGAATAGTTATAGTAGCAATACTCGCTGTTGCATTCTTGTTTTTCGCTGTCAAAGGTGACAAGAAACAAGCCGTTTCGAAACCAGCGACCAAGTCAACTCAAGAGAAACCAACTACCGTTGCAGACCTTAAGAAATTGACTAAGAATCAACTAGTAGAACTTGCAGACAAGAAGAACCTTAAGGTTAAGAAGTCTGGCTCCAAGGCTGCTGTGATTAGTGAAATCCGTGAACAATTGAAGTAACTCTATACGAGTTTGAAAAAGAGATGGAAACGTCTCTTTTTTTTAGCCCATGTAAGTGCTTACTAATAAAGAAAAAACATAAATAAATGCATGAATGATATATTTGTATTGATAGGTGAAGTGGGAGCTCCGATTGCTGGAAGTTTAGTAATGGGCTTTTTCATATTCCTTGTCATAAAACAAATACTTGAAGGTGTTGTTGATGATATCAAAACCCTTACAATGTTCTGTACATCCCTAGAGAATCGTGCAAGAACAATGTCCAATGAAATGATTAAGATAGATTTACTAGTCTCTGCAGCGTTAGAACTTAGACCCGATATAGACAGGGTTGCAAGAGCAGAGAACTTTATAGAAGACGGTAAACTAGATGTAAGGAGAGACTAAATGGAAGGTCTCGTTCAAGTAATATCTGATTACGGATTCCCAATTGTAATGATGGTGGGTCTAGGATATTTCATATATTTTATTTGGTGGTTCGTAGGTGAAAAACTAGAACCCGAGATAGAGAAACAGCATTTTGCATTGATTAAAGTTATTGACCAAGTCAGAATGTTAGACCAAGATTTAATCCGTTTACAGCAGAAAGTAAATGTGGTTCTCGAAATGAAAGAGAACAGCAAGAAGCAGGAGTCACAGAATGTTGAGAAAAATAGAAAGTAAATTGCACGTTGTAAGACTAATAATGTTGGTAACAGCATGTGGTCTTGGTATCAACTATGCCAATGCAGACGAGATAGTACACAAGTTTAAGAGTCCATCCTTTAATGGGATAGGGATATCTGCTCACTATTTGACTATAGAAAATCAAGAGAAGTCTAGACGTGATAAGATAAAACAAGATTTAGAAGATGCCATTGCAAAGGCAGACAGAGAAGCACAGAACACAACACTTGCAAAATTTTTAAGAAACGTAGAGAGCAGAATTTATGCTCAGTTAGCAAAACAGTTAGTAGAGAACATGTTCTCTAACGGAACAGCAGCTGCCTACGGTACTTTCGTAATGGAAGGTAATACAGTCACATATGAAAGGATGACTGGAGAGGATGGAGTAGACTTCATTCGATTAACGATAGTGACCGAGGATGGGACAACAACGATTTTAGATATACCAGTTGGTACAGGAAGTTTCTAAATGAAGCAATGGGCAATTATAGGACTGATAACGGTCTTGTTCACCACTGGGTGTGCAAGTATTCCGTCTATGACCGACAGTTGCACCTCTCTTGTAATGAGTAAGGTGGGTGAGTGCATTGAGAAGGCAGAAGTAGTAAATATACCTACTTATAAAGAGTTGTTACTGTTACCACCAGCAGATGTAATGCCAGTCGTTGCAGTCTACGCTTTCATGGATAAGACAGGACAACGTAAGAGTAAAGATGGAATTGCATCTTTCTCCACTGCAGTCACACAAGGAGCTGAATCATTTTTGATTGATGCACTTAAGACAGCAGGGAAGGGTAAATGGTTTAGAGTAGTAGAGAGAACAAGTTTAGATGCACTAGTAAGAGAGCGTCAAATCATTCGTTCTACTAGAGAAAGTTTTGCAGAACAGGAAGGTAATGAGGGTTCCCCAACAGGAATTCAACCCTTGCTCTTCGCAGGAATCCTACTGGAAGGTGGGATTATTGGTTATGATTCGAACATCGAAAGCGGTGGAAGAGGCGCAAGATACTTAGGTATTGGCAGTTCTATTTCATATCGTAGGGATGTTATCACCGTATCGTTGAGAGGAATATCAACTTTAACTGGTGAGATTTTACTGAATGTACAGACTCAGAAAACGATTCTAAGTACAGGTGGTGGTTATGATGTATTCCGCTTCGTTGATATGGATACGAAGTTAATTGAAATGGAAGATGGCAGAGCAGAAAATGAAGGTGTTACGAAAGCAACACGTTCAGCAATTGAACTTGCCGTTCTAGAACTAATATACCAAGGACACGATAGAAGTTTTTGGGTAATTAAAGATGAACATCGTCACCCCCATGGAACACATGGAAGAAACGAGTTACATTCAATAGGAGAAAAACATGAAGAATAAATTATTATTGATTATGTTAACATTAGGATTATCGACTACTGCATTTGCAGGAGCAGACGATAACGAAATATGGTTACAACAAAGTGGTACAGCCCTAACGTTGAACTTCACTCAGAAAGGTTACGGAAACAAAGTCGGTTTAGATAATTTCTCGGGAACATCTGCTGACATGATTCTTACTGGTGCAAACAACAGTTTCACACTAGTACAATTTGGTGATGTCAACAAACTATACGGCCCTTTCATTGCAGATAGTTCAACAGTAAATTTAACATTTACTGGTGGTTCGAACTCAATGGATTGGAACATAGGTTATCAAGGTAGTGCAGACAACTTAAACATGGCAGGTGCTGTAACAGGTTCATCTAACACGTTTGATATAGATGTCGGTTACACTGCATCAGCAGAATACTTAAACTGGGACTTAGTAGTAGGTGGTTCAAGTAACGTATTCACAACCAAAGTTGATTCGGATAATGCTGTTTGGAACTGGACTGTAAGTGGTTCATCAAACGACATTAATACCATTCAAGCTGACGCGACTGATAATAAAATCACTGCAATCTTAACTGGTTCAGGCAATGATATTGATATCATTCAGAAGAGTGGTTCAGATACAAGTTGTCCGAGTGGTCAATCTTGTAGTGGTATCATTGACGTATCATTTGTGACCTCTAATGCTAACATCGACATTATTCAGAAAGACGACAACGATAGTTAATCTCTTACTTATCAGTTCACTATCATATGGTGAACCGATAGGTCAGATTATCGAATACAAGGGTTCAGCTGGTCTTCAGAGAGACGGAGAAACTTCCGTGATATCTGCAACAGATGAATCCGATGTGCTGATGTATGATACAGCACAGACTCAGAACGGCAGAATGAAAATCCAATTCCAAGGTACGGAACAACTGGATTTAACAGAACATTCAAAGGTATGGATAGACGAGGTTTACTATGACCCCGACCCTTCAAAGTCCAAGATGGCCATTCGTATGGCACAAGGCACCGCTCGATTTGCTTCGGGTTTTGGTGGAAAGATTAAGAAAGCTAACATAAATATAACTACACCGACTGCACAGATAACAGTTAACGGCACCGACTTCACAACATCTATTGATGAAATCGGAAGGTCACTTGTGATACTGCTACCCGATAAATGGGGAGCTCCTTCGGGAAGTATCCTAGTTAGTAATGCAGGCGGACAGGTATTATTGGATGAAGCGTATCAAGCAACAATGGTTTCTACATACGATGATTCACCAACTAAACCAATAGTGGTTAATGGAATTACACCCAACTTGATTGACAACTTATTCATTGTCAGTCCACCCGAAGAGGTGAACAAACAGGTTGCAGAAGAACAGAGTAGTAAAGAGAACGATACAAGTAACGTTCTTGACGTGGACTTCCTAGAGTTTAATGACTTGGAAGAACAGTACTTTGAAGATGATGAGTTAGAATACACAGAGCTCGACAGAGATTTACTTGATGTCGATTTCTTACAAGATTTATTAGATGTAGTTTTAGACATTGACCGTAAGGTTGGTCTCGACAGACAACAATCTAATGCCTTCGGAGTGGTTCGTATTGACGGAACTCTGCCAGGCTTTGACAAAGACACACAATATTCTACTATTGTAGACAAGGGTCTTGGTCAAATATGGTTCTACAGGGAAGTTAATGGAATTATATCTATTAAGTTACCGATGTTTGCACAAGCATCCATTAGAACCATAACAGACGAAAAAGAGTCATCAATACAGGTGGGTGATGGTTCGTCTCTAAATATTACCATCACACAAACAAACTAGGAGAATATATGAACATATCAGAAAAATTCCGTGTATGGCATGAGAACCAAATCTTTGGATTTCAAAAAGCTATGCGACTAGATGATTACCATATGTATTGGTTATCATTTTCTGAAGGAGTTATTTTATGCTTATTGTTTCAATGGTTAATCTAAAAGGATTATGAAAAAGTTTTTATCATTATTAATTATGTTACCCTTGTTTGTTGTCGCAAACGATAACAACAAGGTTGATGTGGAAACGACAGGGAGTCAGTCCAATGACAATCTTGTCTTCAATGTAACTCAAATTGGGTTCAACAACGACACTATCTTTTCACTAGGTGGTGCATCAAATCAAATACTAATCAAACAAACAGGAAACAAGAATTTTATTTCCTTTGTTCCTACTTGGGGTACTCAACAAGGTTCGGGTGGAGACTTAAATGGTGATTCCAATTCACTTCACTTTGAACAAAATTGCACTAGGGGTTCTTCATGTAAAGAATCAAATATAGATTTTCATATCTTGGGTGACAGTAATTCTGTTCGATGGGGTCAAGGTGTTACTTTAAGTGGGTCATCCGATACTACATTTACTAGTGACGGTGATGAAGGTGGTGGAGTGACACTTACTCTAGATATCCACGGTAGTAATAATGCATTAGCAGGGTATCAAAGAAATGGTAACAATAATGCCTATTCAGAACATGATGCTACAGTATACTTGTATGCAGACGATAATTCATTTTATGTAGTCCAAGAAACAGATGGAAAGAAAACTCTTTCATTAAAATCATATGTTGATGGTAATACAGGTACTATATCCCAAAGTGGTTCAGGAGCTCATAACGCAAACATAACCCTAACAGGAACATACTCAACTAACATAAATCTAACTCAACAAAGTAATAGCGTACAAAACTATACACTAACTCAAAGTTGTCAAACAGCAGGTGGTTGTAATATATCAGTCACACAAAACTAGATGTATACTTGGAAAACAGTATTAGTAACTATACTAGCTCTCTTTGCACTTAAGATATGGAACCCATATTTTATAGAGAACATATCATGGTCATGGTTCGATTACTTACACCAACAACAGGAAGAATTCTATGTCGATAACATCATTCTCGTCGACATTGACGAAAAATCTCTTGAAACTTACGGACAGTATCCTATTCGTCGTGGGATTTATCGTGACTTGCTTCTTAATACCCATTATAGCAACACTCATATTTTTGGTATGCTATTTTCAAAACCCGATAGAGACCCAACACAAGACGCGGTATTCGCAGAAGGATTAGTAAACCGTCTCACAATACTCGGAGCTGCTCCAACCTCACAAACTCAAAAAGGTTCTGCACCATTTGTTGGTAACTCAACGTTTGGGGGTGGGGAACCTAAAGATTTTCTATGGAACTTCGATGGGATTGTTAGTCCGATTGAAATTTTGATGAGTAACACCTATGGAGTTGGAGTTGTGACGGCTACCCCAGCGGTCACTGGAACACCCAATTTTGACGGTACCACGCGGTCTGTACCACTATTGGTTACGGCAAACGGTGAAGTGTACCCCTCACTAATGTTAGAAGCTTTAAGAGCCCTTAGAGAACAACCAAGTTATCAAACTAGAATCACACCCGAGACTGGAGTGGAGTGGGTTCGGATGGGAAGAGACAAACCGATAACCACCACTCCAACCAGTGACGTAATGATATCCTATTGGAACACTTTCCAAAGGATTTCTGCTGTAGACTTACCCGATTCTAATGTTGAGAATAAAATACTTGTATGGGGTCTAACCGCAGAGGGTTTGAATAATCCAGTTTCAACCCCAAGGGGTGTAATGTATCCCCACGAAGTGCAAGCGAACCTGCTTCAAACCGTTTTGACAGGAGTTCAAATACAACAATCCTACTATCTTGAATCACTAGAGACTGCTCTTCTTCTGATAGTTTTGCTAATGATACTTGCGATGGTTTACAAGCTTCCCACAGTTCTTTCGGGGACAGGGTTTCTATTACTTGTAGTATGCCAGATTGGCGGGAGTTATTATATTTGGACTTCAGAGCTCGTTCTTTTCGATACCTTCTTTTCATCGTTGGCCTCCTTAGTAGTTTTCGGTCATGCTTCGTTTAACAAATACTATGTGACTTTCCAAGAAAAGCAACAAATCAAGAAGCAGTTCCAAAAGTATTTATCTCCCGACATGATTGAAGAGCTACAAAAAGACCCCTCTAAATTACGATTAGGTGGAGACAGAAAGGAACTTTCATTCCTCTTCGCAGACATCGTAGGATTCACTCCAATCAGTGAAGCTTACATGAAAAACGATGACCCCGAGGGATTAGTCCTACTCATCAATAGATTCCTCGATGGTATGACTAAGATAGTAATCAAGAACGGTGGAACCGTCGACAAATATATGGGCGATTGTCTAATGGCATTTTGGAATGCTCCTTTGGATTGTCCGAACCATGCAGAGATGGCTATCAGAACTGCAATGGAAATAGAGATACTTACTGAACAGATGAATAAGGATATTGTAGAGGAAGGATTAGACCTACCACCAGTTGTAATCGGCACAGGGGTCAACACAGGCCCATGTATCGTAGGTAATATGGGGTCAGAACTTAGGTTCGATTACTCAGTGGTCGGTGATGCAGTCAACCTTGCAGCCAGACTTGAAGTTCAGACTAGACAATACGATACTCCAATTCTATTCTCAGAGTTTACCAAAGACCAAATCGATATTGACTGGAAGTTCATCGACGAAATCAAGGTTAAAGGTAAGGAGATACCAGTCAAAATCTATGCACCATTATTCGATGGTAAAACTAGATTACTTAAAAAGACTTGAAGTTTTTAAATTCGTCCCCATATATGCTATAAATACTATTGTAATGCCCATTAGGGGTTACATAACATAACTTGCTTAATAAAGGAGAAACACTATGACAAGTAAACAGCTCGGAGATTTCGACATCTTCAATTTCGGGAAAGAATTCCCATTCGCAATCGGGTTCGACAGAACTCTTCAACTATTAGAACGTGCCAATCAGTCACCGACTAATACAAACTATCCACCTTACAATATTGTAAAACACGATGCAGAGAACTTCAGTATCGAACTTGCACTGGCTGGATTTGATAAGAAAGATATCACAATCTCAAAAGAGAAAAATGTACTTCTTATCGAAGGTAAACAAAAGGGTGGAGAAGAACTTGAGTATGTCCATAGAGGACTTGCATCTCGTTCATTCAAAAGAACATTCACACTTGCAGACGACATTGTCGTTAAAGGTGCAGACATGAAGAATGGTATTTTGAGTGTGTCTTTAGAAAGGATTATACCCGAAGAAGATAAACCTCAAGAAATCAAAATTTCTTAAGAAACCCCCTTGAAAGATATACTCATTGATGTTACAATGGGTGTATCTATTTATTATGGAGTATAGATTATGACAGAAGTAACAATGGGATTAGAAATTATCGAAGGGACTACAACAGTTCCCGAAGTAATTATACCTCAGAGAATTGACGGTGAGTTTGTATCACTAGACACTAAAGAACAGTTTGCTGGTAAAAGAGTAATCATATTTGGATTGCCTGGCGCATTCACACCAACATGTTCTACACAACAACTGCCTGGCTTTGAAGAGAAATTCGAAGAGTTCAGAGCAAAAGGAATCGATGAGATTTATTGTGTTTCAGTTAACGATACATTCGTTATGAACACATGGTTTGAATCATTAGGTATCAAGAATGTTTACCCACTACCCGATGGTAATGGTGAGTTCACACATTTGATTGGTGCAGAATGTTCTAAATCAAATCTTGGTTTCGGATATAGGTCTTGGAGATATGCAGTCGTTGTTAACGATGGTGTAATTGAAAAAGCATTCATTGAAGAAGGATACACTGATAATGCAGAGTCCGACCCTTATGAAGTTTCAAGCCCTGAAAATATATTGAAAAATCTTTAGAAATCGCCTTGACAGAGTTGTGCTAAATATAGTATAATGGAGTCTATGATGAGTGATAATAAATATTTTCAATACAACCTAGAAGACCTTCACCGTAACAGTGAAAGTAAACAGTTTAATTACATTACTTTCTTTGCTGGTGGTGGGGGTTCTTCATGTGGTTACAAACTAGCAGGTGGTGACGTTCGTTACATGAACGAGTTCCAACAGTTACATGTTGACACCTACCTAGAAAACTTCCCTAACACAGTACACGAATGTAGAGACATCAAAGAAGTCACTGCAGAAGGTATCATGGAGCTTAGTGGACTTAAGAAATACGAATTAGATATCATGGATGGGTCACCACCTTGTCCACCATTTTCTATGGCAGGTTCCAAGAAAGAAGGTTGGAACAAAGAGAAGATGGCTTATGGTATGAAGCAACAGAACATTGAAGACCTTACATGGGAAATGATTAGGATTGCCGAAGGGTTAATGCCTAAAGTTATAATATGTGAGAACGTGAAGGGTCTTTCAATGGACTATGCAAGAGACCATCTAAACAGGATGGTAAACGACTTCGAAGCACTAGGATACTCAGTGACTTGGAAAGTTATGAAGGGACATCAGCATGGTGTACCTCAGAAGAGAGAAAGAGTATTCATGGTTGGTGTACGTGATGATGTACTAGAAGGAATTGGAATGCCTTGGATGTGCATGTCTTCAGTTTTCCCCGACCCAGTAAAAGAATTTGCATCCATTGAAGATGCAATTCACGATTTAGAAACAGACGAACAGAACATTATTGATGCAGCTTATTTAGAAACTGCAATGGATGAATCTTCCAAAGGACATTGGGTAAATGGATTTGATGTACACCCAAAGGAAGAATTTGCAGAGTGTACTCCATGTCTTGGACTCACCCCTGTACTTAAAGAAAGAGAGAACCAAGCATATACATCTATCGGAGACCATATCGTAAAACCATGGTTCCAAGAGAACATTAGACTTGGACATATCAAACCCGAAGATGAGAAACATTCTTACTACATGTCAAGAATCGTTCCTAAACATCTTCCAGCTCATTCATTGACTGAAGCAGGGTGTCAACCAAAGTTTATGGGTGGTAATCATTTCCACCATGGTGGTAAAAGAATTTATACACCTCAAGAAATGGTAAGGATAATGACTTTACCTAATGATTATAAAATGACAGGTGATTATGACGACAAGGGAGCAAGAATCGGATTGATGGTTGCACCACTTTGTTTATACTACCTCGTTCAAAGCATAAAAGGACAAATAATAGAACCATGGAATTCACTGCAACAAAAGACTTAGGGTTTAAAGAAACCTTCAAAGAGTGGAACGGTAAATATCTTACCGAAGATTCCTATGATACTGTTATATCATCTATCGAATATGATGGTGATGTTATCAAAATCTATAAACCACATGGTACTCTTATGGGTGAAACCTTACTTGCATGTATTGTAAAGAATGCATACAAAGGTAAGACTTACCAAACAGTTAAAGATACTTTGTTCTCTATCGATGATACATCTACAATGAGAGCAAATGCAGCCGGGCCTATCGACCACGAAGATATGAAGGCAAAAGGATTAATCGAAGGTAAGGACTATGTCCTAAGAACACCTAACAGTTATTACCCACTAAAGAAGAATGGTGAGTTCAATCGTATTGCAGAAGCAAACGAGATTCATTCAGTTCTAATCGGGTATAAACGTGGCAGATTCACAGGAATGATTAAGGCAAGTGGTTGGATGCAAAAGAAATCTAACGCAGAAAAGTTTGAAACCTTATCACAGATTGCAAACGTCAATGAAGAAGCATTGAAGAGTGCAGTTCCCGAAGTATACAACTTACAAAAAACTTTTGCAGATGAGTGTATAGATGAGAAGTATCACATTGGTGGTTCACCGATGACAGCGTTATCTGCAAACAAGTATTCAACTGGTGGCACTGTAAAGATGTCTGCACATTTGGATGGTAAAGATTTAGAGTTCGGAATGACAACTATGTGTGTCTTCCGTATTGGAGAATTTGGGGGTGCATACTTATGTTTCCCTAGATATGGTATTGCTATTGAAGCAGATGATGGAGACGTACTGATTGCAGATTCAAATGAATTGCACGGTGTTACCCCTATCACTGGTGAAGGAGTAAGGTTATCATGTGTTGCATATTGTGATGAACATGTTGCAACTAAAGGAAGAGCTGGAAAGACAGAGAACCCTATCGGCCCTCATGCTGGAAAGTATGAAGACAAAGGTTCACTGGACAGTTTCTTTTAGACCTAAATAATAGTGGAGTTACACTTGAAATAAAAAAGAGACCCTTTTTTATGGGTGTCGTTCCAAACTAACGACTATGGAGAACAACTATGTCAAACAATAATCAAATCCTATTCGACGTGAATAGGTCACTCAAAGAGTGTAAACCAAAGTATCCTAAAGGTGTAAACTTCACCACTAGGAAACTAATCCCACTTGAAGATATCATACATTCTGTAAAGAAAGGCCCATCTTTAAACATTAGAGTCTACAACCATTTAAGAGCAAACGTTCTTAAGTTAGTAGATTCATTTCAAAACCTAGGTTGGGTCTATTCAGAACCACCATTGGTAGTCGAACTTGGTGCAGATGAAAAGTACTATCTGAAAGCAGGTTTCAATAGACTAGAAGCATTTACAGAACTTGAGCAAACTATGGTCATAGTAGATGTTGTAACTTTTGATACACCAGCTAATGAAATCATGTTTATGATTCAATCCAATGAATGTCATTTACCAGCACAGGATAATGATGACAAAGACTATGTTAAAGCTTTAAAGATACTTGTAGCCCAAGGTTCTTGTACAAGAGATAACACTTCTTATTTGAAGGATAGATTAAAAGATATGACCCCAACAAAGTCACCAGCACAAAGGACTGCAATCTTTAATAGATTTAGGTCAAGTCTTTCTGTATTTGAAAATGTGATAGATGTAGACGCTGGAGTTGCAAACAGGATTCTTGCTGAGAATCAATTCCCATCGAAAGGGTATGTTCTTGACTTACAGCAGATAGGTTTTGCAAGACCAAATGGGGACTTTGGAACTAAAATAAAACAGATGATAGATTTGTATGATACGTACTTAGTACCAGTTCAAATCTATGGTTACATTTTAAATGTAGACCCTTCAAAAATTGCAGACCAAAGAAGTAACTGGATGGATTCTTTTGACAGAACTATGTTGTGGGTAACCCAGCATCTTAATAGAAAGTATCATCACATCTTTGAATTCAGAGGATTCATAGGTCAGATTACTACAGCAGACCCTCTTAATGATGGTCTTCCACTGGAAGATGTGGTAGTCAACTTGGACGGTAGTTCAGTATGATTATCATGGTTGGTGGAGTTCCATGTTCGGGAAAGTCAACTCTCATGAGAAGACTTATCTCTAGGTTAGATGAACCCAACCTAATTGAACCGATGAAACTATTTAAGTGCCAAGAACATGGTGACATATTAGTAGTCGGTCAATATCCCGAGGGAGAGACATTCGGTGGAACTGATAAGCTCTCTCACGGTTCTATACCACAATTTAGAGAATTCATTGAGTGGGCAAACATTGCCTACAAACATGTTCTAATAGAAGGTGATAGATACTTTAGAGGAGTAGACATAGAATGGTTAATGCAAAATCACGAAGCATTAGTTTACGTTCTAACAGTAGACATAACCGAAGAACACAATCGTCACGCAGAACGTGGAGACACACAATCAGAAGTATGGCTGAAGGGAAGACGAACACAGATAAATAACATACTAACAAACATGAATCTTTTAGGACAACTAAATATACATGATAACAATTCTATACATGATTCTATGAGAATCGAAGAGGAAATACATGCCAAAATTATTCGATAACAAAGTCTACATGGTAGTCGAGAATCCAAGTGAAAACGACGCTGCTATCGAGATGACAGGTGGAGAATGGGACGGACTTGTATACCAATATGGTAAGTTACAATTCGAAGATGGAAAACCCAACATTAATTTCCAAAGAACTATAAGAAGGTTCCCTCACGGTCAACAAAAGACAGATATTGGACTTGAGGAACTCCTAAATAATAGTGAATTAAACGACCTCATGGGTGACATTTTGATGGAACTCGTGGATGAACAATTGAAAAGGGAACAGGAACAGGATGAATAAAGAAATATTAAAAGAACAAATTAAAAGACATGAAGGTGAAGTCCTTGAAGTCTATGCAGACTCATTAGGTTATCTAACACTAGGTGTTGGTCATCTTATTAAAGATGGTGATGCAGAACAAGGTAAACCAGCTGGAACTCCAGTTAGTCAATCAACAGTAGATGCGTATTACGAATCTGATTTTGACAAGCATGTAGATGAAACTATCCATGTATTTGAATCAAAAGGTGGGAAGGACTTCTATAGTCTACCCGAAGCAATACAACACGTATTGGTTAACATGACATTCAACTTAGGTGGAAGTCGTTTTGGTAAATTTAACAACATGTGGAAAGCAGTTGTATCGGAGAATTGGGAAGGAATGGCTGTTGAGATGGAAGACTCTCGATGGTTTAAACAAGTTGGGAGACGTTCTCTCGAATTACAGGAGCAAGTAAGAAGTGTCTGAAATTATAAAGTGTTTACGTCTAGAAAATGGCGATGTTGTAATAGGTTTAGTTTCCGAAAACGTAACTAGTTATACAGTAAAAGAAGCACACGCATGTATCGTAGAATTAAAGGGAACCAATATGGAAGTAGGTCTTGCACCATGGATACCTTATGCAAAGGATTATACCTTTAACATTAAAAAAGTCAGAGTAGTAGCTGCATTTGAACCAAGACCAAATCTTGCACAAAATTTCAAGGTTCTAACAGGCAATAAGTAGAATGGCAGATATATTAAGAGCATTAGAAAAGAAGTACCAAGGTGATATTGCAGTTCATACTGCAAACATCTCAGTCTATCAGCAAAACCCAGTCGGTATCGGAGAACATCCCGATGTCGTTGGTGCTGTTGATGAATTGGTCGCTAACTTAGCCGATGCACAGGACAAACTCAAAGCAGTAAAAGAATTACTGAATCCCTCTAGAAATACACTTGTAGAATAATCCTTTTTCTGTTATAATAACAGTATGGATTTTTATACAAACGTATGTCGTACACGCGACAAGATACTCGTAAAGGGTTACCAAGGTAAGAAACAGGTGCAAATGTCTGTGGATTACCGTCCAACTCATTACGTCCCGACTAAAAAGGACTCTGCATTCAAGTCATTGGATGGTAGAAACCTAGAACCAGTGAACCTAAATTCAATGGGTGGTGCAAGGAAGTTCCGAGAGAAGTTCGCAGGAACTGCTGGAATGGACATTCATGGTTATGATAGATATATCTACACCTACATTGCCGACAAGTTTCAAGGTGACATCAAATACGACCCCAAAGTAATCAAGATTGCAACACTCGACATTGAGTGTGAATGTGAAGATGGGTTCCCCGAACCTATGCAAGCTTTGGAAAAGGTCAATGCAATAACAATCAAACCCTTCAGATTCATGGCACATACTTTTGGTATCGGCCCATGGGATGAAAAACCAGCGAATGTGACTTATCATGAAGCACAGGATGAAAAAGACTTACTTGAACAGTTTATCAAGTACTGGAGAAAAGAGAAGTTCGATATCATCACAGGTTGGAATGTTAATACTTTTGACATTACTTATTTGTGTAATCGTGTGGACAGAGTCTTTGGTACAGAATCACACAAAAAGTTCTCACCATGGAACATGTGCGATGTCAGAGAATTCAAAACCAATTGGGGTTCTCAGCAACAGGTTTTTAATCTGTACGGAATCAATGTAATTGATTACCTAGAACTATACAAAAAACATACATTCGTAAACCAAGAGTCTTACAGACTAGACCATATTGCAAAGGTAGAGTTAGGTAAGACCAAGATAAGCTATGAAGAGGAAGGTTCTCTTCACCATCTATACAGAAACAACTATTCTAAGTTCCTTGCATATAATGTAAAGGATGTTACCTTGGTAGAAGACTTAGAAGACAAACTAGGATTGATGGAATTGATTCTTGCAATGTCTTACAATGCAAAATGTAACTACAATGATACATTTGGTATGGTTAAGTATTGGGAAACAATCATCTACAACTTCCTTAAAGAACAGAACATTGCTACACCACCTCAGAGACTTGGTCAGATAAAAGGTGACAGGATTCAAGGTGCATATGTTAAAGAACCTATCGTGGGTAAACATGAATGGGTTGTCTCATTCGATTTAAACTCACTGTATCCTCACATCATTATGCAGTACAACATCTCACCCGAGAAGATGCAGAGAGGACTAACAGATACATCCGTAGAGAAACTATTCAACAAAGAAACAGTAGTTGACGGTGCATTCGGTATCACACCAAACGGTGCTAGGTTCTCTAACGACAAACAAGGTTTCCTTCCCGAACTTATGCAGAAGTTCTATGACGAACGTAAGATGTGGAAGGGTAAGATGATTGAGTATCAGAAGGAACTGCAAACTTGTAAAGACAAGACACGTAAGAACGAACTCAATACATTAATCAAACGTTCTTACAATAACCAACAGGTTAGAAAGATTGCACTTAACTCAGCTTATGGTGCATTGGCCAATCAATACTTTGCATTCTTTGACCCACAACTTGCCGAGGCAATCACATTGTCGGGTCAGTTGATTATCAAACATGCAGAGAAGACAATCAATGATTGGTTAAACACAACTCTAAAGACAGACGAAGATTATGTTGTTGCAATGGATACTGATTCTGTTTATATTACACTAGACAAATTGATACAACAGGTCATGCCCAATGAAACAGATAAAACCAAAATCACTAACTTCATCGACTCCATCGCCAAGTCACACATGGAGAGCGTTCTTGAAAAAGGTTTCGAAGACCTTGCAGAATACACCAACGCATACGAACAAAAAATGGAGATGGGACGAGAGGTCATCGCCGACAGAGGAATATGGACAGCAAAGAAAAGATATATCCTCAACGTCATCGACAACGAAGGAGTCCGACTAGCCGTACCTAAACTCAAGATGATGGGTATTGAGACTGCAAAGTCTAGTACACCACAATGGGTTAGAGGTAGACTTACGGATGCATTCAAGATTGTGATGCAAGGTGACGAACAAGAACTATGGGATTTCGTAGAGAATGCTCGTATGGACTTCAGAAGGTTACCACCCGAAGACATGTCATCACCAAGAGGTTGCAACAATCTACAACAGTATGCAGACCCATCGATGATTTACGGAAAGGGTACACCCATACACGTACGCGGTGCTTTACTTTACAACCATCATCTCAAGAAGAAGAACATACACAAACGTTACGAGTTGATTAAGAGTGGAGAGAAGTTACACTTCACATACCTCACAACACCTAACCCAATTAACGAGAACGTCATATCGTTCTTGAATGTACTTCCGAGAGAGTTGGAATTACACAAATATATCAACTACGACATGCAATTTGACAAGTCATTCATAGAACCATTGAAGGTGGTTATTGAGAAGATTGGCTGGAATGTTGAACCAGTTGCGTCGCTTGATGCGTTTTTTGGATAAATAACTATATGGCATACTCAAAAGAAGTAGTACAACGGTTCGAAGCCGTACTCGCTAACCCACAAAAACACGCTGTTGGTTCACTGGATAGAAACAATCCCAAGGTTGCAACAGGACTTGCAGGAGCTCCTGCGTGTGGTGATGTAATGCAACTTCAACTCTTACTCGATGACAACGAAAAGATTGTCGACGTAAAATTCAAGACTTACGGATGTGGGAGTGCAATTGCATCTTCTTCGTTGTTCGTGGACTTGATGATGGGTAAGACTATCGATGAAGCAAAACTCATCAAAGACAAAGACATTGCAGATGCACTGCAACTACCACCAATCAAATTACATTGTTCAGTACTAGCAGAAGATGCTATTAAACAGGCGATGGTAGACTATGAGTCCAAACAAGCAGAAGACTACAAACATCCCATCTTAGACCATTCAATGATTGGTCATAATAACCCCCCTAAGTTAGCGAACTCCTAAATAGAATCATGGGTAAAAAATTATTTAAACAAGCAGAATTTCACGTAACAGTAACCAAAATCGTTGACGGCGACACAATTGACGTTGATATAGATTTAGGGTTTTCAACTGTACTAAAAAAACAAAGAGTGCGTCTTATGGGAATCGATACCCCCGAGTCACGTACAAGAGACTTAGTGGAGAAGGTTTTTGGTAAAGCATCTAAGTATCATCTTACAAAATTACTTGCACAAGGTGATGTCACACTCGTTAGTCATGACAAAGGAAAGTTCGGAAGAATACTTGGAGAACTATTTGTTACTCCACTTGACGAAGAAGGAAATCCAATCGTTCAAACAGACGAAAGAGTTTCAGTCAATCAACGAATGATTTTTGACCATCACGCAGTATTATACACTGGTGAAAACAAAGACACTACTCAAGAAAGACACATGGAACATAGAGCTCTATTACTCAGTAACGGTACCGTTACACAAGAGCAAATAGACGAGGTTTCCTAATGTTGATTACTATCATGGATTGTTTCTATATAGGAATGATTATGATTATCTTTGGTTGTATCTTTCATCTAGAAATATCTATGACTAAGCTTACAGCAATGATGAAAGAACATACCAAGTTCGACCAAAAAATGTCTCAAGTTGGTAAGTCTCTAAAAGAAATAGAAAAAAAACTCTAAAACCCTCTTACAATTTCACCACCCTTTGTGTATAATAGATGTATACATTAGGAGAAGTGTTATGTCATTTTTAAAAGATTTAGTAAAAGCATCGGGCAACGAATACGCAAGTATAGTTTCCGACGGTGTCGCAGCTGGAGATGTGGATTCCTTTATTGATACTGGAAGTCATATTTTTAATGCACTATTAAGTGGGTCACTATACGGTGGTCTACCAGCAAACAAAATCACAGCAATCGCTGGAGAATCTGCAACAGGAAAAACTTACTTTGCCCTCGGCATGGTAAAACAATTCCTCGAAGACCATCCCGATTCAGCAGTGATTTACTTTGAATCTGAATCTGCAATATCGAGAGATATGATTGAATCAAGAGGAATAGACTCGTCAAGAGTTGTTATTGTTCCAGTTGTTACAGTACAGGAATTCAGAAATCAAGCAATCAGTATACTGGATAAGTATAATGATACCCCCAAAACCAAACGTCCTAAAATGATGTTTTGTTTAGATTCACTTGGTATGTTATCAACTACTAAAGAAATCGAAGACACTGCAGAAGGTAAGGAAACCAAAGATATGACAAGAGCTCAAATCACCAAAGGTGCATTCAGAGTCTTGACATTGAAATTAGGTAGAGTTGGTGTCCCCATGATTGTCACTAATCACACATATGATGTGATTGGGTCAATGTTCCCTCAAAAAGAGATGGGTGGTGGTAGTGGACTCAAGTACGCTGCATCATCAATCATCTATCTTTCTAAGAAGAAAGAGAAAGAGGGTACAGAGGTAATCGGAAACATCATCCATTGCAAGAATGCAAAGTCAAGGATGACAGTTGAGAATAGAGTGGTGGATGTAAGACTTTCTTATGAGAAAGGATTGGACAGGTACTATGGTCTTTTAGACATGGCACTTGCATTTGGCGTCTTTACAAAAGAAGGAACTCGTGTTAAACTACCTACAGGTAAAACCGAATTCGGAAAGACAATTAATAACAATCCCGAGAAACACTTTACACCCGATGTAATGGCGTTACTTGAAGAGAAAGCACAGGAATATTTTAAGTATGGAACAAGTGAGATTAGAACAGACAATACTGAAGAACTTAGTTCAGAATGAACCCTTTACAAGGAAGGTAATACCGTTCCTTAAGGAAGAGTATTTCTCCGAGTCGGACGAGAAGACTGTATTTAACGAGATAATATCTTATTTCGATAAGTACACTAAACCACCTACAGTGGAAGCACTTCTCATAAATCTAGATAACAACACGTCATTGAATGATGGACTGTTATCTCAAAGCAAAACTATTGTAGATAGTATAGGAAAACTTACCGAAGCGACACCAACCGATTGGTTGGTAAACGAAACTGAATCATGGTGCAAAGATAGAGCAATCTATATTGCAGTGATGGACAGTATCGAAGTCATCGATAAGAAGTCCCAACGCTCGACTGGAGAAATACCCGACCTTTTAAAGGATGCATTATCTGTATCATTCGATACCAATATTGGTCATGATTTCATAGAAAATTCCGATGATAGATGGGAATTCTATCACACAGAAGAAGAGAAGTTACCATTTGATTTGGAATACTTCAACAAAGTTACTAAGGGAGGCTTACCCAATAAAACCTTGAATATCTGCTTGGCAGGAACAGGTGTGGGTAAGTCCCTTTTCATGTGTCACATGGCATCTGCTAACTTAATGATGAACAAGAATGTCTTATACATTACCATGGAAATGTCAGAGGAAAGGATTGCAGAAAGAATCGATGCAAACACATTGAATATCCCTATGCAAGATTTACCCGACTTATCTAAGAAAATGTTTGATAAGAAGATTGATAAGATTAAAGAGAAGACCAAAGGTAAGTTGATTATAAAGGAATATCCTACTGCATCAGCTCACGTTGGTCACTTTAGACATCTACTACAAGAGTTGAGTATTAAGAAAGATTTCAAACCCGATATGATTTATATCGATTACCTAAATATATGTTCAAGTGCAAGAGTAAAGCCAGGAGCTGGTGCAAACAGTTATACACTGGTTAAGAGTATTGCAGAAGAACTCAGAGGACTTGCAGTAGAGTTTAATGTACCAATCATGAGTGCAACACAAACGACTCGTAGTGGTTATGGTTCTACAGATGTGGAACTAACAGATACCTCAGAGTCATTCGGATTACCAGCAACAGCCGACTTTATGTTTGCACTGATTACATCCGAAGAGTTGGAAGAACTAGACCAAATGGTCGTTAAACAGTTAAAGAACAGATACAATGACCCAACCATATTTAAAAGGTTTGTCATTGGAGTAGATAGAAGTCGTATGAAGTTATACGATTGTGAACAAGAAGCACAAGAAGAGTTACACGATTCAACGAATATTAGTGACGACACACCAGTGTTTGATAGGGGAAGAAATGACGGACAAAAACGAGATTTTGCAGACTTCAAGGTCTGATATTCTATTATGGGGTCAGCCCATTACAGCCATCCAAATCTCAGCAAGTGAAATTGATGATTGGTTTGATGAATTCATTGATACTGAAGTTCTATGTACGGAAGAATTTACATTTAGTAATTGTAAGACATCTAACGGTGTAGATGCAAACTATAAAATTGATTACAGAGTTCCTATGGACAAAGTCTATGACGAGTTCAGTCAATTCTTAGATGCATTAGGGCCTAAGATGTTAATGTCCAGTCAATTCGAAGTACCATGGGTTAATGTCTATGAGAAGAATGGATTCCAAGATGCACATGACCACCAAGGAACACGAAATTCAGATTTCTCTTGGTGTTATATTCATCAAGCAGGTGATTCACATATTGTATTCAAGAATAGAAATGCAACCAATAGTGACAACTGTTTAAAGGAATACTTTGACACATATGAAGCACATATGGATTATGTTCCCGACCTAAAAGGTAAAGGTACTTTATACATCTTTCCATCAACAGTTTTACATGCAGTGTCCCCAAACAAAAGCGACAGTCCTAGGATAACAATCTCAGGCAACGTAAAAGTAAGTCCACAAAATGACTTACAAACCTAATATATTAGTAGAAGAGATGGTTGCAGAGATACGAAGAGATGTCTCTATGGACAACTATATGGCTCTCAGAGAGATGCTTACAAAACTAGCACAGGACGATAATAACCTTCATATAATGATGCGATTCTTATCGGAATTCCCCGAACTAAGAGAAGAGTTTAAGACTAAAGACTAAAGCCTCTAGACATGACCACTACTTATAGTGTATAATAGTACTATAGATTATGAGAGGTCTTTACAATGAAAAATAAATTAACTTTACTTGCTGGAGTGGTGATATTATCATCATGTGGCGGTGGTGGTACAGCAGTTACACCTACCCTTGCAGAACTTCAGTTTCCCACTACCACCCCAGTTTCCTCGTCCCCGATATATGGCACCAAAGTCATTGATGGATACGTCGAAGGTGCAAATGTCTTTGTCGACTTTAACTTCAACCTAGTACAGGATGAAGGTGAACCTTCGGGAACCTACAATACTGATAACAATGAGTATGAATTCCTTGCAACAGAATTTAGTGCAGTAACAAACTTCACTACCAATTGTGGGTTAAACCGTCCAAGAGTTGCAGAGGTACCAGTAGGTGCATGGGATTCAACAAGGGGATATGTGAACGATGCATACACTATGTTGTACTTCCCACATGAAATGGGTACAGGTAAAGCAAATGTTACCCCATTCACTACTATGTTGGTCACATCAATCAATGAACTATTACCTAGTGGCATAACAGTTGCAGATGGTTGTGGTTCTAGTGCAAACAGTGTTGCAGATAACATTAAACAGGATGTCAACAATTTCTTATACAACCTAGAAACCAATTTCAATATCAGTAGATACTATTTCTATGACGATTTCATAGCGTCGGGTGATACCACACAACAAGCCATAGGTGAAAAAGTTGTAGATTTCCTTACCACACTACACAAAGTCGAGAATGTTCTCAAACAACAATACAACATGGGATTCAGAGGAATCTTAACAGAAACAATCATTGGTAAAATACTACAAAACCAAGAATTCACTTCTGTTACCTTCGACATACAAAATCAAAGTATCAGTACACAACAAGACGAGTGGTTTAGATACAACCGTAGACATAACTTTAACGATGTTAAGGGTAACTCTCTAGGTCAGATATTAGACCAAAATGGTCTACCCATTGCAATTACTATGGCAAATCTAGAAGCAAACGCTTCAGTAATCATATCAGAGAACTATGAAGAGAATAAAGAGAGTGAAACTATTGTAAGTGGTTACAGAGTACACATATCCGTAGAACAACAAAAACAAGTTGGTGGATATAACTATGAGAAAACTTTCGTAAGATTTATAGGTGACCATTCCATAGAACTTGCAGTTAGGGATAGTTATCGTTCAGTCATTATGAGTGGTAAGAATGCCACAACTAGTGGTTTTGAATTAAGAATCCGAGCCAGTGATAACCCATACTACACAGATAACATTGTTACTCTAATGAGTACTAGGAACACCTCAGATATAGTACAGTTATATAATGATATCACTACAATTGATATGTCTATGAGTGGGTCACAAAGCAACACGTATCTTTTATATGCAGATGACTTCAACCTATATGAAGGTGGTAATTCCTCTATCAATTCGTGGTTGTTTAGACAACAGATGACAAATGGTTCCCTTACTGAAGAATGCACACAATACGATTGGGATACAAGAACACAAATAGAACGCACTACAGGAACAGAAGCTTATAACAGGTGTTCTGAAGTGCTATAAATACAGTTATATTATGACTACTAATTTGAAATCCACAGACGTTATCTCTGCAATAGAAGAGAAGATTGCTTTGAAGAAGAAACTCAGAGAAGCAAAAAAAGACCACGACACCTCAGCATCTAAGAAAATATCGAAAAAAATTGATAAAATTGAGGACAAATTGCACTCGACACCGCTGTCTAAAACATAAATAATCCTGTAAACACACACGGAGTTATACATGTCAGAACTTACAGACCTATTAGCAGAACAAACTGCACATCATCAATCACTAGTTAATCAAAAAGATTGGCATAATGGAGTCAATAAGACTTATTTCACTGGTGCAACAAAATCATCATCAACTCCAGCAGAATGGACAGGAGCTGGAAGAGATGCATTCCTAACTTGGCATGACACACAAGGTGTTAATGCAGATGATTTAGACCAAATGTTTGTTGATATGGTTGCAGAAAGAGCTTCGACTGAAAACAGTTCTCCAGCAAATGCAATTGCAATGAATTCTGAAATCTCAGCAGTCATTACTGCATCAATAGATTCATACGTAACCGACATCGCTGCTATCCAAGCAAGAATCGATGCTGGTGAAACTACCATAGCACCGTAGCTAAAAAAGAACCATAAATAGTAGACAGGAACCACAAACTGTGGTATAATATCTACTATGAGTGCAAAAAATCTACATTTAGAACATCTAGAAGACGAAATCATCAATCAAGGTATTGATGGTGGCAGAGGTGCAATTAACTTCTTACAAGGTCTTAGAGATATGATGAAGGGGCATTCTTCATCTTCAGTTAACATGACTGTAAAATGGGATGGAGCTCCTGCTATATTTTGTGGAAAACATCCCGAAACAGGTCAGTTCTTTGTTGCAAAGAAATCCCTATTCAACAAGACACCGTTATTTTATACCTCAGAAGACGAGATAAACAACAGTCCCGACCTCAGTGGTAACCTCAAAGAGAAATTCTTAACCTCATTCAAATGCTTATCTAAACTATCTTGGAACACAGTCATGCAAGGTGACTTGATGTACACTAACGACACCAAGACACAAAAGATAGATGGTAAGTCATACATTACATTCCAACCCAACACAATTTTATATGCAGTTGACGTAGATTCTCAGCTCGGTAAAGTAATTGCAAACTCTAAGATGGGAATTGTATTCCATACTACATACGAAGGTGCCACTATAGAAGGATTGGGTGCATCATTCGGTGCAAACATATCTAAGTTAGGTTCTAGTACCGATGTGTGGTTAGACGATGCAACATACAAAGATGTCACTGGTAACAGTTCAATGACTGCAATGGAGACTGCTAACTTGACCAAAGAGTTGACTGTAACAGGTAAAGCATTCCACGGTATCACTAAGAAAGACCTACAGAAGTTCCAAGACATACAGATGACTATCACAAAGAAAGGTGCTGGTGCATCTTACAAGACGTACTGTAACTCATTAATCAGACAAGGTAAGTTCAACCCATCCTATGTTGGATACTTGAATCACTTTGAGAAGATATGGGCAGATAAGGTTGTCGGTGGTGTTAAGACAGAAAAACATAAACAAATTAAGAAAGAAATCGGTGATGACTTATCAAGAGAGATAAGAGGACTTAAGAAGTTCGTAACAAACCTCACTAGTTTCATGGGTCATTTGGTAGTTGCAAAACAGATAATTATCGTTGCCCTAAATAGAGTAAAGAGTATTGGAACGTTTAAGAAAACTGATAAGGGATTTGAAGCAGTCAACCCCGAAGGTTACGTTGCAATCGATAGAACAGGTAAAGCTGTGAAACTAGTAGACCGTATGGAGTTTGCATTCAATAACTTTACTGCAATTAAGAACTGGGACAAATAATGAGTAAAACATTCGGAAAATTCTTAACTGAAGCAAAAGACAAAGGTGTTGTATTCACATTTGGTAGATTCAATCCACCAACCACTGGTCATGCAAAGTTAGTTACAAAGCTTAAAAAAGAATCTAGCGGTGGTTATCAACCAATGCTTTTCTCATCCCATTCAAACGACAAACAGAAAAACCCTCTAGACCATAAAGTCAAAGTAAGATACCTTAAGAAGTTCTTTGGTAGGATAGTTGCAGACGTACAGGCAAGAACTGTATTTGATATTGCAAATGAACTCCATAGACAGGGATTCTCACGAGTTAAGATGGTAGTTGGTTCAGACAGAATCAAAGAATTCGAAATGTTACTGAACAAATACAATGGTGTCAAAGCAAGACACGGTTACTACAAGTTTGAGGACATTCAAATTGTATCAGCAGGGGAGAGAGACCCCGATGCAGATGACCTAAGTGGTATGAGTGCATCCAAGTTAAGAGCTCTTGCAGAAATCGGTGACTTTAAAGCATTTGCACAAGGTGTTCCATCAACAAATAAAAAGGATGTAGAAGGTCTATACAAAGATATTCGTAAAGGAATGGGAATCGTTGAGTCACACCTACCCGACTACATGATTGAAGACCTTATAACCGAAGGTGTTTACGACCAAGGTATCTTTAAGGCAGTATTCCTTATGGGTGGCCCAGGCAGTGGTAAGTCAACAGTAGTTGATGCATTGTCACTAAAGTCATTAGGACTTAAGATGGTCAATACCGATGCAGCGTTTGAACACGGATTAAAGAAGGCAGGACTAAGTCTTGACCTTTCAAAGGTAGATGCAAAGGACAGAGACCCTCTCAGAGCAAAAGCTAAGAAGATTACTGGTAAGAACCTAGATGCATATCTCAGAGGAAGACTAGGTCTTATCTTTGATACTACTAGTGCAAAGGCACAGAAGATTAAGAATTATAAGAAATTATTAGACCAAATGGGTTATGATTACAAAATGGTATACGTGGATGCATCACTAGAAAATGCACAGAAAAGAAATTTAGGTAGACCTCGTGTCGTACCTGCTGAGATAGTTAAATCAGACTGGACTGCAGCGCAAAAGAATGCAAAAGAAATGAAGTCAATCTTTGGTCAGAACTTCATACACGTAACAAACGACGACGACTTATCTGCTATCAAAAAGAAAGCAAGTGGTCTCTATTCCAAACTATTGGGATGGAGTGGGTCATTACCTTCTAACAAGAAAGCATTAGCTTGGAAACAAGCAGAATTAGATGCTAAAAAACGATAAATAACACTATGGATATATTAGATAAGATATTACAAGAAAAGAAAGCACCTAAATGTAGTTGTGATACATGCAAAACTCCGATGACGGAAGATGACCCATGTTGGAAGAACTATAAGCAAATCGGTATGAAGAAGAAGGGTGGAAAGGATGTCCCTAATTGTGTACCGAAAGAGTCTGTTACCTTTAATGACCTAGTACACAATGAAAGTAAAGTGTCAAATGTCTTCAAGAAAATCAAAGGTCTTACTAAAGACCAAGTGAAAGCACTCCAAAGCATTCCAGCTGCACAGATGCAAGTCATTGCACAACAGTTGAGTGCTCTAGTAATGAGTGAATCAACCCTAACAGAAGCATTATCTCCTAAAGATAAGAAGGTCATTGATGCATTCTATGATGGTAAAGACATGGTCGGTAAATCCGTTATAGCAAAGGGTGATAAACTAGAAACTACTGGTATGGGTGCTCAAGTCATACTAAAGAAACACCAAGGTAAGTTTAGAGTCTTTGCAGTAATTGATGGTAGAAGAGTACAAGAGATTCTTAGATATATCAAGAAATCATACCCAAAGAATACTGTAATAGAAGACACCTCAGAAGGTAAACTAGTATCGGGTATTCAACATATCACAGATGTCATTCTTAAGAAAGTCTCAGATAAGATAGAGAAGACCTATGCAAAGAATCCCGAATCTGCAGAAAGTATGCTAAACAGCATTGGTGCAATGGTTAAACATAAAGTTACATCTCAATCACAAGAAAAGGGTAAACTATTCCTTAAATTTGGTGAAGAGGTAGAGATACAGGAAGATGCAGCCGTAGATTCTGCAAATCTAAAAGCAAAACAAGCAGAAGAGATTGAGAGACTTAAGGACAAACAAGAACAAGAAGTCGAAGCACTACAGAAAAGACATGACCGTGACAACGACAAGATGGCTGGTCAAAAAGAGAAAGAATCAGCAAACGATGCAATAGATAAAAAGAGAGATGCAGACAGAAAGGCAAATGAGTCTTTAGGCGAGAAGTTCAGGCCTGATAAGATTAAAGGTTCTGAAAGAATAACAGATTTTGAAATTCAGTTCAGAGGTGATGATAAACAAACCGAGAAAGACTGGAATCAAGCAAAGAAAATCGTATCTGCATACAGTAAGACACATAAGTTAAACATCAAAGATGCAAACGGAGCTCCTTTATACAGTGACCCAAGAAAAGGTTCAAGTGCATTCAAAGTAGGTGTCTTTGCAAAAAACAACACTAACGATAAGAATCACGATTTAAGACCTTTGGTTGACCAACTTGCAAAACTTAAAACTGCAGAAGACCACGGTGGTGGTTATGGAAAACCAATCAAAGAATTCAATACAGAAGCATTAAGAAATTTAAGGGGTATAAGATGACAGGTAATAAAACAGACAACGGAGTACTAGAAATTGGTACAGATGAAGCAGTAGTTTCATATCAAGAGGATACTCCAGGCCAAGCAGTTGAGAAATACTTGATGGCTATCAAAACAGTAAACGAAGAAGTGCAAAAGAAACATTTCTCTACTAAGTTTCCTAACCCCCTAAAAGGATATCCATATCAGAAGGAGTCATTAGACGTTGCAGAAGCAGACAAAGTTGTATGCCCTGAATGTAAAGGCTCTGGTGAAGTAGACGATAAAGAGTGTACTCATTGTGATGGTAGTGGATACCATATGTCAGAATCCGAAGAGTAGAATAACTTAAATTATGAAGACACTTAAGGAAGTTGCAATAGACGAAACTCTAGAGACGCTTCAGATAGAAGGAACTAACCTCACTGATAACCCATTTAGATTGGGGTCATTGATGTATTTTGAAACTATCAATGAAGCAAGAAGACTTGTTGCAGAGAACAAATATCGACTTACAGAAGTTGATAGAAACATCATCGAAACAGAACTCGGTAATTTTGATGTGCATGAAGGAGAACTCGTACCATTGGATTGTCCAATGATTCTAGAAGAAGACGAGAAGGAACCCGAGTTGAACAAACCCAAAGTGGGTGGTTCAAAGAAGTATTACGTTTACGTTAAGGACGGAGACAAGGTAAAGAAGATATCTTGGGGTGATACTACAGGACTGAAAGTTAAGTTAAAGAACGATAAGGCCCGTAAAAGTTTTGTTGCAAGACACCAATGCGACACGAAGAATGATAAGACTACAGCAGGTTATTGGGCTTGCAGACTACCATACTATGCAAAACAATTAGGTTTGTCGGGTGGTGGAGACTTTTTTTGGTAGTCTAAATATAGGTGTAGGAAATAAATATTATGAGAGAATTGTATCACACTTATCGCGACAACAACAGGTTGGCCGAGGTATTTAAGACCCCAAAAGGTTGGGAAGTTGATTTACATGAAGTAGATGACTGGTTAGCAACAAGAAAGGTGCATAATCATTCAGAATCATATGCAGAGAATTGTGCAGAGAACTGGGTATCAGGCCAGATTAGATTAACAGACATAGAAACAACGGAAAAGAAAGAAGGTAGTTGGTATGAGGGTGGTAACCCTTATAAAGATGATAACACTTATGTTAAAGGGTTAGACGATTAAACCGTATACTGAACAAATTTTAGAACAACACGGAACAGGAACAAAGTACATGATACGTACTTTCACTGATACCGTAAATGAAGCAGAACTTGTATGGCATAGAGACACGGAGTCTCGAATGGTACATGTTCTAGAAGGTGAACATTGGGAACTGCAAATAGATGACCAGTTACCAATACAAATGAACAGAGGAGAAGACCATTTTATCCAAGGAATGACCTATCACAGGTTAGTAAAAGGTGAGGGGAATCTCGTCGTTAGGATACAAATAACATAAATAAGACTATGAGTTATAAATCAGAAAACTGGAAGGAAAAACTAGACGAAGTTCGTAACTACGTTGAACCACGCAAAGAGGGTTCGGTAGAAAAAACGGCTGAAGACATTGTAAATGAAGAGATAGAACTCTTAATTGCACACTTAGAAGAAGATGTAAGTGTCGGAGCATTGCAGAAACTTCATGAAGAAAAAACTAAATTACAAGACGAATTAAAACTAGTTGAAGCTAAAATCATAGCTCTTGCAGAAGGTACTGAAGAGATAATCGGGGATACAGAAGATAAACTACCCGAAGTACCAGTCATAGTAGAAGAAGAAAAATTATCGTTAGCTAAAACAGCTGAAAAACTTACAGAAAAAAACATGTTAGGTAGACTTGCAAAGTCTTTACGTCTTGATGAACAAGGCAAAGAGAAGATGTTCGACTATTTCGAAAAAGGGGAACTCAAACAATGAACAATTTCAAAGGATTAGGACACGGTCTATCAGACGACTTACTAGCAGCTGCTGGTAAAATCGTTACTGAAGGTAAAGACTATAAGGATTTCTTTAACGCTGCACTTAAGAAGTTTGGAGTTACATCTCCAGCAGAACTTAAGGGTGACAAAGAGAAAGAGTTCTACGATTATATCGATGCAAACTGGAAAGGTAAAGACGAAAAGAGTGAAGGACTGTATGCATCAAAGAAGAAAGCATATAAGATAGAAGAAATCTTACCTACACCCCTAGACGGAGTTGCAGAATCCGAGACATTCAATGAGAAAGCTGGAAAGTATGGAAAATACTCAGACCTTCTTATGCAAAAAGCAAGACTAGTTGCACAAGGCCCCGCTGCAACAAAAGAAGTCGGTGACATCAATAAGAAGATTGCAGCCGAAATCAAAAAATTAGGTATCAAAGAAGACAAAGGATTTGAAAGAATTCTTATGTCTGTATTTGAAGGACAGATAGAAGAGGGTTCAAGAGATAAAGCAAAATCACCAGTGGGTAAGTATAGAAAACCTAAACTTAACATGGGTGAAGAAGATATCTCAGAGAAAGTTGTTAAGTCTAAGTTAAAAATCAATTCAAAAGTCTATAAAGACCTACAGAAATTAGAGAAAGAAGAGACTATCAATGACAAAGAAGTTGGCGCAATCATAGCACAACTTAAAAAAGGCATTGAAGTAGAGAGTGATGATGGGGAACCAGCAGTCATTAGTAAGAAAGGTCTCGACCAGTGGGATAAAGTTTGGGGTAGAATGGATACATTCGTAAGAGACGAAATCTATTACATCATGAAGAAACATGATGACGATGCTATGTCAGCCATACTTGCACCATACGGAGCATAATCCAATGAATCTTTTTCACGAAGCAAAGAAAATATTAGATAAGGACGGAAAGGTAAATCCTTTAGGGCCTTACGGTAAGCAGAAGCTGACTGGTAGAGAAGTTGCAACGTACTTTAGAAGAAACAAGATTACAGACCCACAAGTTAAGAAAGCAATTGAAGTTGCACTTGACATGGGTGGTGCTATGGATATAGCAGGGAAAGAGATACAAAAGTTCTTCGGTAAAGCAGTAAGAGACAACAAAGATGTCAAACAAGCATTACGATATGCAAACGAATCATACATAGCAGAGCAGGGAGAATCTCTTGAAGAAGGTAAGAACTTAATACCTGCTTTTCAAGAAATCGTTAAGACTAAGGGTGCAAAGAAAATCGGTGGAATCATGGTAGACATGTTCACTGCAAGTGTTATCACTCAAGCATACGAAAAGGTAAATGACAAGAACAAAGCAAACATGGAAAAGTCCGATGTTAAAAAACTTGTAGGTCTTGCACAACGTATCATGGGTATGAAAGAAGAGACTATCTCTGAAGAGTCTATTGACGAAGCTATAATGTTTTACAGAGTTAAAGGTATGACAACACCCGAAGAAAAGAAATTCGAACAATCTGCAAAATTGATGGGTCTAAAGCTTACCATGGATACACGTAACAAAGGTATGCACAGAGGTTATACAATAGTTGCTATGCATGGAACTAAGAAGAAACTCAATGACTTTGATGGAGTGGCAAGAGGAAAATCATCATATGGTGACCCTTCATCAATGAAACAATCAGATTTGAGTAAATAATGAGCGTAAAGGGCGATGCAAGATATTCACTTTTTAAGGAAAAACTTAAGAAGTTAGGATATATCAAAGACGCTGCAAAGAAGACTAGTGCCATAATGGAGAAGTCTTCAGACTTTGCAATGATGAGTGACGGTGGCAATAAGAAAATTGCACGTGCAGTATCAAAAGCAAAATCAGAGAAAGAATTGCGTGCAGCGATAGAGAAAATCAGTACAATGGCTGGTGGAAAGTATTCAGAAGCACAAGAGGACGAGGTTATCGATAGAGCAATCGATGCTTTTAACTCGAAAGCAAAGGGTATGCAATTAAGACCCGATGCAAATGTATTAGTTCAGTTATCCAAAATGATGGACACTAAACGAGATACAGAAGTAAGAACAGATGATATGAAAAAGTTGAAGGTGAAGCATACGGATGCAGAAAAAGTTTATAAGGCATTAATGTCTGTTAAGCCCGCCTTAAGAGATAAATACTCACGACTATTACAAAAAGATATAAAATCTTTTAAAAAGACCTTCGACGCAGTGTTGAAGGTTGCTAAATAACGGAAAAAAACGGAGAAAATCATGGCACTTTGGGGACATACAAGTGGTACAGAATCTAAACCTAACTGGTTATCAGATGCTGAAAAAACCAACACATCAGCAAAACCACACGGCTGGGAACTTAAGAAAATCGTAGGAAGTAGAACATTGACTGAAACATTAGTTGCATGGTCAAGTTCAGCACTTACTACTGCTCTTGGGGCAGCGAACATTACGGATATCGATTGGGTATCTACAGCATGGGACGTATCAGCAGGTGGAACATTATCTGCAAAAGTTATATTCAACGAAGCAGTTGACGTAACAGGTACACCTACTTTATCAGTAACTAACGGAAACCAAGGTGCTGGAACAGGTAGAGGCCCACATTCACTTACATATGCAAGTGGAACTGGAACTAACGAACTTACATTCTCAATTGTATACGGTGCAGCCAACGCTGCAATCGCAGCCAATGATGTACTAGTAATTGGTGCAAACCCATTAGCATTAGCAGGTGGAACGATTAAAGATAAAGGTATTGCAACAGTATCGGTTATCACTTCAGTAGCAGGAATCGGTTCTGCAGCTGGTAACGTAACAGCGGTTGCATAATCAGATGAAAATTAGAGTATTAGGTTCAGAAGCAGCTTGTGGAGTTTCATCGACTAACGGTAGTAACTTCACAGTTTCAACTGCAGTGAGAGTTGTAAACTCAGGCACAACAGCAAGACTAGTCTCAATAGAAACTGGTGATGCGTCACCAACTTTAATAGGAACATTCACACTAGGTGGTGGTCAATCTGAAATCATTCAGAAAGACTCCACCCATGAAGTATTCGCTGCTCACGCAGAAGTACTTGGTGTTGGTGTTGCAATAACAGGATAAAATTATGAAAAAATTCAACGAATTTATGGTAGAACACAGTACATCCCCAGCAGGACTTTCTTCAGAGAACGTTCCTCACAATATAGATGATGCTGTTGTTAAGTCTAAGATAAATGCAATTCTAGGACATACTGCTTCTTCAGAATACATGAATCCTAACGCTGCTGTTGAACAAATGAAGGCAAAACTCGGTCAATTGGGTTTAACATGTAATGAATATGACATGGAATTCAATGAAAGTGGTGAGTTTGACCTATCTTTCTCTCTCTATGGGGAATCTTTCGGTAAGACCGTTGATACTCCACATGATGAGTTTGAAAAAGAAGAAAAAACAGTTTCACTAAAAGTGAAATACGAACGACTACAGAACAACAGTTACAAAGTATACGGTTCTTTGGTCTAAAACCTTTTAGTTGCGTCTACTAAATAAAGGTAGACCAACTAACTTTATATTACATTATGAGTCTTTTTGATAAACTAACAGCCAAAAACTTTTCAGCATTTGCACTGAAGCATTACGATGACCCTCAGTGTGAGGACATGGAAGACTTCCAAGAGGACTTACGCAGGTTTAGATACCTCAAGAGACTTCTATTTAGATACCATGAAAGTGGTGAACTAAGGGAACGTCTACTACTCAATCACCTTATTTGTCTATTCAATGTCTTTGGATACGATGCATGTATGAGGATGTTGGAGTTTAAAATTAAGGAAGATAGGTATTGGTCTTCAATTAAAACCCTCTTATTATACCTAGAGTACATCACACAGGACTTTAAGTCAGACTTACCCCTAGATGATGAAATTGTACAAAGGTTAAGAGACCTCTAAGCTCCCATAGCTCATTCGGTAGAGCAAATGCTTTGTAAGCATTAGGTGGTCTGTTCGAATCAGACTGGGAGCTCCACCTTTAAAATCACCTAAATAGATATATGAGAATCGTAGATACGCTAATAACTTTTAGAATCCTCAAGATGTTAACTACACCTTGGGAAAAAATGCAGGCATACAAATTCGGGTTCATTGATAACAAAGGGACACGAATCAAAATGATAGACAATGAAGTAGGTGTGTCTATCCCCAACAACCCCGAAACTTCTGCAGAGAAATCTTCCCTAACACCGTTACACAGACTTGTATTCAATCTAAAGAAAATAATAAACAAGGTACCATTCGGTAAATCCCAATTTGCATCATACGCTGTTGCATTACTCATGTTAAAAGAATCAAATGAGATGGACGAAAACCAAATGGAAGAACTATGTGAAAAGTTCTATCGTCATCTAAAGGAATTAGGTAAGATAGATGGAGAGGTTCTAGAAGAATCCATGTCAGTCGGTAAACTAGAGGTAGGTACATACAACTTACGTAGAAGACTTGAAGTCTTAGATAAAGAATACGCTCACAAAACAGAAATCGTAATAGCCGAACATCATTCGAAAGTCTTCGGGATTGATGTGTATATCGGTTATATGAACGGACTCAACGAAGACAGGGTATTGGTAACCGAAAATGACGTATATTAGTACACTATTTGACATGAATAAGAAAATGGTTGAAGACAACCTAAGTGAAGATGCACCAGTTAACGCAACTGGAGCAGCTGTTTCAACCGATGCATCAAGCATTGGTTACAAGAAGAGAAATAAGAAGTATGAACCCCATGCACTATTTCAACTCTTGCGTAGAAACATAAAAAGGTAAATTATGGATAGATTTTTGAATTACCTCGCGGTAATTACGTCCCTAGGAATTGCATCAATCGCTGCATATTTCTCAGTGTTAGGACTTGCAACTATATTTGCTGGTGCTTTCATGGGTATCGTAATCATGGCAGGTGCTTTAGAGTTCGGTAAGGTTGTAACTGCAGCCTATCTACACCTTGCATGGGACAAACTAAACTACATGAAGTACTACCTAGTATTTTCAGTGGTTGTTCTCATGTTCATTACATCCCTTGGTATATTCGGTTACCTATCCAAAGCACATTCAGAAACAACAGGTGACACTGCACAAGCACAATCAGTAGTACAACGTATCGAGTCACAGATAGCAAGAGAAGAGAATAAGATAATAACCTATCAAGATAGGATTGAGAATCTTAGTGGGTCTAAGATAGATGTAAGTGCGTCTATCACCCAACAGGAAGAGATTAGAGACGGCTCATGGGAGCGAGTACAGGGTGACATTGACTATGCAAAGGGACAAATAACATCTCTTAGAGGTCAACTAACGACCTTAGATACTGCAGTAAATGAACTAAGAGTCAAGGGTGTCGAGACAATCACTACACAAGAGGGTGGTGTGTTCTCACAGGACGAGTTAGAGGTCATAGATTACGTTGCACAGGCAAACACCTTGTTCACTCAACAGAACGGTCAGAGAGAACAGATAAGAGACGACATTGGGGAACAACAGGGTAACATAGACAACTACAGGTCACAAGCACAGGAAACTATTGACGGTGCTAACGTAGAGATTAAGAGATTACAACAGTCATCTACTGGAGATGTAGACGAACTGATTGTAAAAACAGATGAATTCAACTTGTTGATAGACCAATCATATGATATAATAGATGGGTATAAGGACGAAATGTTTGAAAGTAAACAGATTATACTTACACTAGAACGTGAAGTGGGCCCAATTAAGTACATTGCAGAGGTAATATACGGACAGGAGAATGCTGTCAAGTACCTTGACAACGCTGTAAGATGGGTAATTTACATGCTTATATTCGTATTTGACCCGCTGGCAATATTATTACTGGTAACATCTTTAGGACTGATACAAGGTAAAGGCAATACTAAAAAGTTACGAGAAACACAAAGAATTGTGCTTCAAGTACCAAAAAGCAAGCTGAAGAACTTGCAAAAGTCCTAAATAAACTTATAACAAAAAACATTTCTTGGAGAAATAAAATGGAAGATAAACACTTAGACCCACGTCTAAAAATTACACAGACGTTGTATGACATCAAAGGAATGTTATTAGATATCGAACACTCACTTGGTAACATACCACACGAAGAAGAAAAATTTGAAGATTACTCTATAGTATACACACCGTGTACTGAAGGTGATTACATTCATCCCGAAACACCTACACACGAATGCCCAGAAGGGTTTGGTGAAGAAGCTTATTGGGATTGTATCTACCAGTGTTGGATGATGCCAAACAGCGATGACGAAGACGAGTATAACTTGGCTACTAACATCGATACAGATGCAAACTATGATGTAGTTGCAGATGAGTGGATGAGAACAGAAGAAAATGACTGGTCAAACACTTGGACAGAACACATGAACATGGAACATGACGAACATATCGAAGATATGCATCATGAACTTGCTGACGAACATCACGAAGAAACAATGACACCTAAAACCGAAGGAGAAGTATAATGGCCATATCAGAAAACATGACTCTTGCTGAATTCAAAGCAGAACTAGTTGCAACAGAACCTACTATGACTGGAGCTCCTGCAGAAGGAACAGACGGTAGAACTTTAGCACAATCATCTTACGATACGTCTAAAGCTGCTTGGGACACTGAACTTGCACGAGTTCAAACCCTAATCGACGCTTAAATAGAGTAAAAACCACCTTGTAAAATAGCATATATCCATGTATAATGGATGTATGCTATGGTTAGAAAGAAAATATCTTTCAATGTGTGTAAGTTCTCTAGAACTTGCAAAATGGAAAGGCGATACAACGTTGAATCACAGATGTTTATACTGCGGTGATTCTTCAAAAAACAAACATAAGGCCCGAGGATATCACTTTGCAATAGAGCAGAGCTTCATATTCAAGTGTCATAATTGTGGTAAATCCACATCCAGTGTCAACTTTTTGAAAGACCATTTTCCTGTACTACATAAAGAGTATATAAAAGAATGGTTAACCGAGAGTGGAAGAAAACCTAAGAAACATGCATCTAATCATAAGATGCCCAGTTCCAATGAGTTCAAATTCACTCCAAAAACAGAATTACTAAATATGATTAAAGTCGATTTGTCTGCAATAATGTTCCCCGCCAAGGAGAAGATAGTTGCACGAGAATACTTACAAGCACGTAAGGTTCCCGACAATAAAATCGATGATTTATGGTTCGTAGAATCGGCTCAGACACTAAGTCTCTTATCACCTAAGTATAAGGACAGAGTTCTTGGTAACGACCCTAGAATCGTTTTACCGTTCTTTAGAGAGGATGGGGAACTAGTTGGTATCAGTGGTAGAGCAATCAATGACTCACCTCTTAGATACCTAACTATGAGGTTCCTAGATGACGACCCACTCATCTATAACATACAAAATGTGGACAAAACAAAAACCATCTATGTGACTGAAGGGCCTATAGATAGTTTATTCCTACCTAACAGCATCGCAGTCGGGGGTAGTGATTTTAAGAAGATAGACGATGGTATAAAACCTAATGCAGTTATCATTTATGATAACGAGCCTCGTAATGGAGAGATACTCAAGAAACTAGAAGAGGTTATTGAGTTGGGATATTCTGTTTGTATATGGGACGATAAGTCCGTTGCAGATTGTAAGGATATCAATGATATGATAATGAAGGGAATGACTCAGAGTGAAATAATAGGTATCATTAATGCTTGTACGTTTGAAGGTCTTTCAGCAAAACTAAAATTAATGGAGTACAAGAAGATATGAATGCACAGGTTACAGTAATTAAGTCAGATGGGTCAAAGAGACACATTGATTTAGATAAGATTCATAGAATGGTAGAAAGAGCATGTAGAGGTCTTACAGGTGTGAGTGAATCTTCTGTAGAAATGAACAGTGGACTGCAGTTCTATGATGGTATCACCACAGGTGACATTCAAAAGATTCTAGTTAAGTCTGCAAGTGATTTGATATCACTAGAGTCCCCAAACTATCAGTTCGTGGCTGCAAGATTATTACTATACGGTGTACAGAAACAAGTATTTAACACTAGATGGAAAGACAGTGAAATATATCCACCCCTTGGAGACATCATACAAAGAAACATCAAAAATGGTGTGTATGATAAAGACATCCTTACACATTACACAGAAGATGATATAGAACAGTGTAACAAGTTTATCAGACACACAAGAGATTTAGACTTCACATACGCAGGTCTACAACAGATAGTAGACAAGTATTTGGTTCAAGACAGGTCATCCAACACATTATTTGAGACACCACAGTTCATGTACATGTTGATTGCAATGACATTATTTAAAGATTACGGAGAGAATAGATTAAGTTATGTTAGAGGATACTACGATGCAATATCACAATTTAAAATCAACATACCCACACCCATTATGGCAGGCGTCAGAACACCACTTCGACAGTTTGCAAGTTGCGTTCTCGTCGATTCCGCAGACACCCTCGACTCCATCTTCTCAAGTGACATGGCAATCGGTAAGTACGTTGCTCAGAGAGCTGGAATTGGAATCAACGCTGGACGAATTAGGGGAATTGGTAGTAAAATTAGAGGGGGTGAAGTCCAACATACTGGAGTCATACCATTTCTTAAAAAGTTTGAAGCCACAGTTCGAAGCTGCACCCAAAACGGAGTACGGGGCGGAAGTGCCACGGTACATTTTCCAATCTGGCATCAAGAAATCGAAGACATCCTTGTTCTCAAAAACAACAAAGGTACAGAAGACAACAGAGTAAGAAAACTAGACTACTCTATACAGTTATCAGAACTATTCTATAAGAGATTCTTAAAGAATGAAGACATCACATTGTTCAGTCCACATAGTGTGCCTGGATTATATGAAGCATTTGGAACACCCGAGTTTGATGAACTCTATGAGAAGTACGAACGTGCAACCAGTGTTCCTAAACAGAAGATTGGTGCAAGACAATTATTTACAAGTTTATTAAAAGAAAGAGCAGAGACTGGCCGTATTTACATTATGAATATCGACCATTGCAATACGCACAGTAGTTTTATCGACAAGGTTAACATGAGTAACTTATGTCAAGAGATAACACTACCCACCGACCCTATCAGTCATATCGATGGGGAAGGTGAGATTGCGTTGTGTATCCTTTCTGCAGTTAACGTAGGTATTATTAAGAACTTAGATGAACTTAGTAATCTATGTGACCTTGCAGTTAGAGGGTTGGAAGAACTAATAGACTATCAAAAGTACCCAGTCGTAGCAGCTGAAGTATCAACAAAAGCAAGACGTTCCCTAGGAATAGGTTACATTGGTCTTGCACATTTCCTTGCAAAGAACAAGGTCAAGTATGATGACCCACAAGCACATCAATTGGTGCATGATTTATCAGAAAGATTCCAGTACGAACTACTTAAAGCATCTAATCAAATTGCATCCGAGAAAGGGCCATGTGATTGGTTCCACAAGACTAAGTATTCAAAGGGTATATTACCTATTGATACGTACAAGAAAGAGGTTGACACAATCATACCTAACGTGTTACAATGTGATTGGGATGTACTAAGGACTAGAATCAAAGTACATGGTTTAAGACACTCCACATTGACTGCACAGATGCCTTCAGAGTCCTCTAGCGTCGTCTCTAATGCAACGAATGGTGTAGAACCACCAAGAGACTACCTAAGTGTCAAGAAGAGTAAAAAAGGAACACTTAAACAGGTAGTTCCACAGTATTCTATACTGAAAAACAACTACACATTACTATGGGATATGCCTAGTAATGATGGATATATTAAAGTACTTGCAGTGATGCAGAAGTTCTTTGACCAAGCAATTAGTGGTAACTGGAGTTACAACCCCGAGAATTATGACAAGGGTGAAGTACCAGTATCAGTAATGGCACAGGACATGTTGAACACATACAAGTACGGTTGGAAGACATCATACTACCAAAACACAATGGATGGTAAGGTAGAGGATGTAATCACAGACCCTAATTCAGCGTCTAACGATTACATACCACCAATGATGCATTCACCAACAAACAGTGACGATGAGGAAGATTGCGATGCCTGTGCCATATGATGCAAAGACAGTAAAATATACATACCCCGACGATGAAAGACCAGGCACTAGTATTGCTGGTGTGACCAATCCCGAGACATGGTCATTGATGAAGGACAGGTACGTAGTACTAAAAAACTTTATACCCAAAGACATTATCAACATGTCATTAGATGCATGGAAAACCATTGAAGGTAACAAAAAATGGGATGAAGCCATATTCAAGACAGAACATGAGATTACTCAAAACTCACCTAAAGATTCACTAGGAAAGTCCAAAGCAAACTACTGTACTCCAATGGCAGTTTCCCTACATAGATGGCTAAAGGATAAATTAGACGGTGTCATTGACATGGGTCTAAGGGAAACATATTCCTATACAAGGAAATATGATAGAGGTGCATACCTAAGAGCTCATACTGATAGACCATCATGTGAGATAAGTGCAACCATATGTCTAGATTATAAGACAGATGACAATGCACCTTGGAAGATATGGGTACAGAACGATGGTAACTATGTGGACATGGGTGACATGGATGAAGCATTTGCAATATCACAAGGACTACCACATAGAAACAGAAGAGGTATCCCTATATCTTTAGAGCCTGGCGATGTACTATTATATCAAGGGCCAAACGTAATTCACTGGAGAGATTATCTAGTGGGTGATTACTCATACCATATCTTTCTACACTTCTTTAATGAAGACAGTAGACTACTGGATATCAATGAGATGCATCCACACCCCAGCGAGAAGCCAGAGACAGACCATCTTGCATTATCATTTGATGGTAGACCACATAGATATGCAGATGAGAATGATGAAGAGTGTAAACGAACTAAAGACCAATTTATGAAGTTTGCAGACGTATATCACAACAGAGTTACGAAGAGTGAGTTTGCAAATAACTATGATGGATTTGAATTAGCAATTGAGAAAGAGAAAAGAAAAAGATGACAGTATTTAACAAAAACAACGTAGACTTTACAAAAGAAGCTATGTTCTTTGGTGAACAGTTGAACACCCAAAGATTCGACACTTTCAAATACCCTGTATTTGATAAACTAACGCAGACACAACTATCATTCTTTTGGAGACCCGAAGAGATTTCCTTACAGAAAGATAGAGGTGATTACCAAAACCTAACAGATGCACAGAAGCACATCTTTACCTCGAACTTGAGGTATCAGACATTACTTGATTCAGTTCAAGGAAGAGCTCCTTCGATTGCATTTCTACCATTTGTAAGTATCCCCGAATTAGAATCATGTATCATTACATGGGATTTCATGGAGACAATACATTCACGAAGTTACACTCACATTATAAAGAATGTGTATAGTGACCCAAGTGTAATATTTGACACTATCCTAGACGAACCAGCAATCGTCGCTAGAGCAGAACAGGTAACAGAGAAGTACGACAAGTTCATTGACCTAGGAAGACGTAGATTATTAGGTCTTAAAGTGGATGAATACGAGCTTAAGAAAGCATTGTTCCTTGCACTGGTATCAGTTAACATCTTAGAAGGAGTACGTTTCTTTGTATCCTTTGCATGTTCATTTGCCTTTGGTGAGTTAAAACAGATGGAAGGAAGTGCAAAGATTATCTCTCTTATTGCAAGAGACGAAGCACAACATCTAGCAATCACACAGCACATCATCAAAGCTTATCAGAAACAGGAAGGTGATGAGATGATGACTAAAATCATGAAAGAGTGTGAGGATGAAGTATATGACATGTACAGAGATGCAGTAAAACAAGAGAAAGAATGGGCTGAGTTCCTATTCAAAGACGGTTCAATGATTGGACTATCTACTCCATTACTTGGTCAGTACGTAGAGTACACAGCAAACAAAAGACTTCGTGCATTAGGTATGCAACCACTGTACGATATATCGTCAACAAACAACCCATTACCATGGACTAAACATTGGTTTAACAGTAGAGGGTTACAGAATGCACCACAAGAGACGGAGATAGAATCCTATCTAATTGGTGGTATCAAACAAGACGTAGATGATAATACATTCGCAGGGTTTGAATTATAGTGAAACAATGTGTTGTTATGTTCAGTGGTGGAGTTGAGTCAACTGCATTACTAAATTGGACAGTAAACAATGGTTATAAACCCATTGCATTACACTCAGTGTGGGATAACCCTATCACTACTGCAAATGTATTACACGACAACGTCACTGATATATGTGCAGAACTGGGTGTAGAACTTATAGTTCACAAACATCCTAAATACGACCATGAAGAAGTGTCGGAAGAATACTTCCACTCTTCTAGACATTGGTTCCTTGCATTGATGAGTTCCATGACACAGTTCCCACACATAAAGGAATACTTTTGGGGGGTGAACAGTGGTATGACTAACTATGGTGATTTAAACAAATCAGATTTCCCATGGTTATCAAGGGCTTGGGAATTCAATATAGTATTTGAGTTCTATGCAAGGTTGATGAATACTGAACACGGAATGAGATTAGAACCACCACTTGGTGGAATGACAAAATGGGAACAATGGTGTAGTATACCTATACCGTTAAGACAATATGTCAATTCATGTAGTGAGGGTGGTGATGTAAGATGTGGTACATGTAACAAGTGTATCGAATTCAACAAATTGAAAGAGAATGAAAGAAAAGGATTATGATAGAAATATACGGTAAACCACAATGTCCATACTGCGACAAAGCTAAATGGTTTTGTGAGAAGGAAGGATACACCTACACCTATTCACAGTTAGGGTCAGACTTTACAAGAGAGGAACTATTTGAACAGTTCCCAACTGCAAGGACATTCCCACAAATTAGGATTGACGGAGAAGCAATAGGTGGATACGACAACCTAGTGGAATGGCACAAGATGGAATTTTGGGGTCAAGAGAGTAACCATGACTAAAACATTTGATAAATTCCACAAGTATTCAAGTGTACACGTATATCTCAACATGCCTCATAGTCAACATGCTATGGACATGAGATTAACCCATGTTGCAAAAACATTGAATAAAGATACACATGAAGTACGAATATACACATGTGGTTCAGATTTTCAGAAGAGTGAAGCATTAAGAGAACTACCATATGGAGTGATTGATGGGAAACCTAAATCAAATGAAAATTTCTTTACTGAAATAATAGGAGAAAAACTTGAAGATTAGATTACACTGCACGGATTGTAAATCAGAATGTGAAGTCAAGCATGACATGGACTCACATCAATACGGTATCGACCATTGCCCATTTTGTGGTGCTGAAATGGACGAAGACCTATTAGAGGAAGTAGAAGACCACGACGATTAACTAGATGAATATATTATGTAACAATGCTCTCATGAGAGATAAAGCTGTCGAGTTTGCAATACAATTAGGTATTGAACACTCTAAGGTTACATTGAATATATTCAGACTACCCCATCCCGATAGAAGACAGGGATTCCTAGATTACCCCAAAAAAGCACGAGTTAACGTGTACATGGAGATGTTCATTAAGTTCAATGAAGAAAGGTACATAACCTTGGCACATGAAATGGTACATGTCAGACAAGCAATCACCGATGGTATCATGGATGAGATTGAAGCAGAAACTTTGGCGTATCGCATGAATAATATCAGCGATAAGCCTTGACAATGCCACCCGCTTAATGAGATAATACTACTTCACTGAGAGAAGAAAGGAACTAAGAAATGTCAAACCAACTACCCGAGAACTGGACAGACAAAGAAGTCATGGAAGACTCAACCATCGTTCTTTACCCCGAAGCTGATGGACAGTGGTCTACCCAAGAAGAACGAGATGCGACTGAGTATCTTTCTGCAAAGGAAGCTGATTGGGAAGACATGAGTTACAACGAACGTAAGTTGATGGTTCAATGGGCTGTCAATATGAGCACTTTCCGTAAGACTAATCGAATCTACAAAGAGAACCAATAATCATGAAATTCTATTACCGACTACTATGTTTACACACCAATCGTCCACTATGTGCTAAGATATTCCACTCTAAAATGGAAGCTCATATGTATGCTGAGAAGATTAACTTACAGGTTGCATTGAACCGTTCTATGATGGAAACAGATGAAGCTTATGTTGCACGATTCTAGTCAAATAGGCCTTGACAGCATGGCCTAATTAGTGGTATACTATACGTATGGAAAATAAAGAAATAAACAAAGTTAAGAGAATCTTCATCGATATGGATGGAGTCCTTGCAGATTTCAACACTGGTGTTGAGACACTTACAGGGACACCATTCCCTAATACCGACCAAGGTCATAACGACTATGACAACAGGAAGGAAGAACTAACAAACAAGAGACTATTCAGAAGTTTACCACCTATGCCCGACATGTGGGACTTAGTTGGTTACGTAAGACACACTAACCTACCGTGGGAAATACTCACTGCAGCTGGTGTTGTGAACAGAGAACTAGTAGTGTGGGACAAACAAGAATGGATTAAGGAATATGTAAGTCCTACCGTTGTTGTTACTTGTACTATGACTGGTAGTCAGAAAGGAATGTTTGCATTAGAGGGAAGTGTCCTTATTGATGACAGACAGAAGAACCTTGATGCATGGGTTGAACATGGTGGAATAGGAATATTACACACTAGTGCAGCGGACACGATTGCACAATTAAAAGTTTTAAGAAACGGTGAGTAGAAATACAATCGTAGCTCAACTGGATAGAGCAACTGCCTTCTAAGCAGTAGGTTACAGGTTCAAGTCCTGTCGGTTGTACCACTCAGTTTAAAAACACTAAATATACGTATAAGATAATTGTATCTTATGCGTGTTGGTACATATATTATGGAAAGAGAAAGAGACGAAGACAATAGAGAAATCATCGACTTAGGTGAACATGTTCTATTACACAAAGGTTTTGTAGATGATGAGTTCATCGAATATGCATTGAACCTGTACCAAAAGTGTGAAGACAGAGGTCTTACACTACCACGTAAATCATACGACACTGATAATGTGTCAAAGAAATCAGATGACGCAATCAGCGTCACTCAAGTACCAGCATCATACTTCGGTGGACAGATACCACGACTCCTAAACATCCTTGAAGGGGAAGATGGGGTCATAGACCAGTTCTTTCAGAGATATCCAGTACAGGACAACTACAGAGGATTGATGGTCAGTGGTTTCAAAATCCAAAAGACATTACCACAACAAGGTTATCATGTCTGGCATTGTGAACATACCAATTGCCCATCCTCTAACAAATCATTACTTGCATGGGCAATCTTCCTTAACGATGTTGATGACGGTGGTGAACTAGAATTCTTATACCAATCATTAAGAGTGAAACCAAAACGAGGTGACATAGTTATATGGCCTGCTGGTTTTACCCACATGCATAGAGGAAACCCACCTCTATCGGGTGTCAAATATATAATAACTGGGTGGATGGACTATGCTTAAAAATATGCTTAATGCAATCAAACAGTTCTTCAAGAAATATGCTTGGAGAATATGGGAGTGGTTTAAACACCTCTTCAAAAAGGAATATGAGATTACACTGTACAGACAAGCCGAGAGTGGTAACATGTACAAATCGAATTACATATCAAGAAGTATCTTGGTGAATAAAATAACTCGTCTTCATTTCAGAGACCATGACACTGGGAAACTAGTTGACATACAATCTGCGAAGGGATTAGAGTTCAAAATAGTGGAGAAGTAATAATGCAAAATTTATTAATCGGTCTTCTCGTTGCAGCCTGTTTCTTTGGATACACTCAGTATTCACAGAACCAAGTCTTGATAGCAAACAATGCTAAATTGACTGCAGCGGTAGAAGAACAACAACGAACTATAGCAGTCATGAAGGAATCCTTTGAGAAACAAGGAAAAGCTCTTTCTAATATGAGTCGTAGGAATGCTTCAATCGAAGCAGAAAAAACGGAGTATCTACAGATATTTCAAAGACATAATCTATCTGCACTTGCAGTTGCAAAACCTGGCTTAATGTCAGGCAAAGTCAACAGAGCAACAGTCAGAGTATTTGAGGGTATAGAAGATGACACTAAGAACATTAGCAATCTTGACGCTAGCACTAACGACGAGTAGTTGTAGTCTATTTCAAGGATTCGGTACTAAACCGTTAGAAGTAATCTCAGCACCAATTGAGATAGAAATCATTCAACCTGTACTACCAAGACCATTGGACTTAACTGCTCCTAATTGGTTCGTAGTATCAGAAGCTGTTGCAGATAACCTATGTAGGAAACCTATTGAAGCAGACGGAACAGAAGGTAAGAGACCTAAGAACTGTGCATTAGAAGACAGAGACAACCCCGATTGGCCAGTTGGTTACACCCACTTTGACATGTTCCAAGATGAGATGAAAGAGAGGAATGGGGGTGAGATAGTATTCGTTGCAACCACCATAGGTGACTATGAAGTCATGAGTGGTAACATGCAAGAGTTAAAGAGATACATTAAACAGTTAGGTGAAGTAGTTGTATACTACAGAGACGTAACTATCAAAAAACCTGCCGAAGAAGCAGTCGATGAGACCAAATAGACAAATCCAGTCACAGTACTCACCAGCTCAACATAGAGTTATGGGTCTGTTTTCGACTCCTTTTCTAAGGGGTCAAATGCCACTTAACGCGTTGACTATCATGAAAGATATTGATAGTCTTGTTGATACGGTTTCATTGAAAGAGAACAAAGATAGATTGAGTGACTACACGTCCTACTTCGATGAAGACGTGAGACAGCAAACTCATAAACTATCATGGTGGTCAGACTTCTCTAATACGATGAAGGATACTTACATAGAATTCATACGTACTCAGTTTCACAAAGACGTGAGTCACCTATCAAGACACGACATACATTTATTTGCATGGGTCAACAGATACGGTAGTGATAACATGCATGACATACACAATCATGTTGACTCATATATAAGTGGCACTTACTATGTCAACTCATCGAAGAGACCAATCAAGTTTTGGAATCCTAACATGGCAGCCCAATACGCACACAATGGTAATGAGGATTTGTTGTTTCAAGATGACAAACCAAACATGGCATTTACTGGTTGCACAGGATTTCAATCCGATATGCATTTCGAACCAACCGCTGGTGATTTCCTAATGTGGCCGTCGTATATGATGCACTCGGTTCCACAAGCAGACGAGAAGGATGACCCCGAGACAAGATACTCGATATCATTCAACCTAAAACATAACACTCCACTAAATGACACTGAACACGGAGATAGATTCCATTACGGAGACATCTTCTAATGTTATGGAAAATACTATATGACTGCTGGAACATATGGAAACATGCTCTAGGAGCATTTGACGAAGAGGATGGATATAATCCTCAGAACGAAAACAAAATAGCCGTAATCAGAACCCTCATAGTAGGGGTGAATATTGCTTGTACGATATTGATTATGATTAACATTTTAAGGACTTGGTAATGAAGAAGACATATGCACTAGATGAACTGTATGCAGTGAATCCCAAATTAGAACACACATTCGAGAACGGTGTTATCACCATTAAGAATTTCTTTGAGAATCCCGAAGATGTATATGAACATATCTCAAGTAGACAGTATCCTATGTGGAAATACTCTACAGAGAGAGACTCACCTAACGGTACCGTATATAATGATTGTCGTATTACAGACAAGATAGGACATCCTACTAGGGTCGGCGTCAATGAAATGGACAGAATACTAGACCTTTGCAGAAAGTATTGGTGGAAAGGTGACTATGACTATCAACAGATACATGAGTTCAACTGTTTCCAAACTATCACAGAGTTTGACCCAAAGATGCAACACTATCCACACATCGATAGTGCATTCATTACACCCGATGACCAATCCACACTGAACATGTTAGTCTATATGGACAAGCATGAGAGTGGTGGAACTGCAGTATACAAAGGTGAGTGGATTACAAACATGGAACACATGGGTGTTCTATATGAAGTTGAGAAAGACTTCGAAGTGGACTATATAATACCAGCTGAATTTAACACATGTGTTATCTTTACAGGTAATAAGTTACATGGTGCATGGATAGATGACTATGACAAATACAGTGGTGATGACTGGAGATACTCATACGTGAGATTCTTCCATCCTAATGATAACAGATATGCTCAACACCAAGAGCAAGAAAGAGAGAAAGACAATGCCAAGACGTAAACTGGTAGTAAAAGGACAAGTAGAAAAAGACCATAACGAAGAAGAAGGGTCTAGTGCAAATATACTAACAATTGCAGATAGCGTCTTGACGAGAGACTCATGTGATGTTATAATAAACGTACTAGAATCATTACCAGTATCAAGGGTCGACCAATTACAAAATGGTGAGATTTGTCCCGAGGATAAGGATGACCTAGATAGGTCATGGAGATATACACATCCAAGTACCAATCATGATGTAGCAGTACTAGAACAAGGTACTATGCAATTTGAACAGGTATTGGAGTTAATAGAACCATATCTTCCTAAGTCACGAGACTTTGCAGAGATAACCTATGCTACTATAATGAAGTATCCAAAAGATTCTATGTTCCAGTGGCACAAGGACAGTGCAGATGCGAATGATACAGGAACATGCATATTCATGTTGAATGAGGAATATGTAGGTGGGACATTGAATGTTGAAGGACATACAATATTCCCGAGACGAGGTACTATGGTATTTTTCAACAATTCAACTGAAAGATGGCATAGTGTAGAGCCCATATTTGAAGGAGACAGATACGTCTTTGCAATATGGTTCACAAGGGTAGATGACGATAAGGAAGACGCCCATGAGCAACAAGCTTAGATGTAGTGAATGTAAGAAAGAGTTAGATGTACAAAGAATTAAATATCATACACCAACAACCCAACAACCAGTGCATGTTTTTTGTGACGCATATTGTAGTCACGACTGGCATGTTATAAATAAACCCCGAACCAAGGAAAGAAAAGGATAAAAGAAATGCCAACAAAATTTAAACCCACAAGTGTTACCGTCGCCAGAGGTACCAACAAGAAAACCACAGTACACCATTATATGAAGAGTACACCTATTAAGGAATTGATAGAGGAGTACAACAAAATAAAGGCTACTAAAGGTAAGGGTAAATTACGGCAGAAAATCCTTAATGAGTTCGCACGAAGAGAGAAGATGGGTATCAAAACAGCACACTTAGTACCAATCGTAGCAGAATGAAACTTACTGTATCATTAAAAACACTTGTACTAGTTCAAGGAGTTCTCGTTATAGGGACAGTATTCATTCCATTGGAAGTATTCATTCCATTGGAATATGTACTTCCTATCTATACATTTCTATGGATTGCAACTTGGTTAGAAGTTTCTAAACTTCCCAAATACTTTTTATGATAACACATTACGATAGTAAGTATCCACAATTGCCAGAGGGAGAAACACTCTCACCTTTCGGCCCACCTGTATGGATTGGTAAACTTGACAAAGAGTTCATCAAAGAAGCAAACACCTGTATAGAACAAAGACGTGGTGATGTCAAATATGACGTAGGTGGACAACTTGCTGGTCGAGTCAATGACCAGTTAACTATCGAAGACCTAGTATCACCAGAGCTGAAAGAACACATCCTAGTACACACGACTGCATGGGCTCAGAGTACAGGAATGAATATCCAACACCAAGACATGAAAATAGAGGGACTATGGGTCAATCTACAAAAAGAATTCGAGTACAATCCTATCCATGCACACGATGGTATGTTCTCATTTGTGTTCTATACCAAGAACACCATATCCGAACAGGATGCAGTAAACAATAAGTTTGATAACAATTCAGCACAAAGTGATGTGCCGATGGACAATCAAGCAATCAAGAAACTCGCAGGACATATAGAACTGCATTACGGAGAGACTCAGTTTATGAACTGGACTTCTCTGAACCACTACCCCGAGAAAGGAGATATACTAATCTTCCCATCGTGGTTAAATCATTCCGTCTACCCATTCCATGACCCTAAAGGTGAAAGGATATCGGTGGCTGGTAATATTCATTATAAATAAGGAGAGAACTATGGGATTTTGGAATAAAATCACAACATTCTTGGGTTACGAGGATATCAGAGCAAGAAATGACAAAGGTCAGTATATTGCAGACGACAAATCAACACCCGATATAGACGAATCGAAAGAAAGAGTCTACAAGAGTAGGGGTAAGAAGAAACCTACTGTTAAGAAAACGTCTACTAAGTAGACACATTAATGGGGCTGTAGCTCAGTTGGGAGAGCGCCACGTTTGCAACGTGGATGTCGTAGGTTCGAACCCTATCAGCTCCACCATTAATTAATTAAAAGGAGAAGTATATGAAAAATATATTATTAGGATGTCTAATGGCATTCACATTCACTGCAAGTGCAGTTGAAATAGGCGGTACCATTGGGTACACAAGTGATTACGTATGGAGAGGAATGTCTCAAGGTAATCAACCAGCATTCTCAGTGGGTGCAGAAGTGACTCATGATGGATGGTATATTGGTGCATGGAATTCAGACGTAGAGTTTGATGATGCAACAAGTGAGACAGACTATTACGGTGGTTACAAACTACAAGTATCAGATGTCACTGTACTAGACCTTGGGTATATGAGATATACCTATGACGGTAACGTCGAATCATTCGAAGAGTTGTATGCAATACTATCATACAACAACTTATCTCTTGCATACTTTCAGAATGTAGAAGATAATGATAACTATGGTGAAATCAGATACAAGTTATGGTTCATACCTAACTTAGATGTGACTATCATCGGCGGGTTATACACAAAGAACGATACCTTTGGTATGGTTACGATAGGGAAACGCCTTGGAACATCCAACTTCTATGTGAAAGCAAAGTTAGGACAAGACGTATTCGAATCACAGGTTGCAGATTCAGCCTCAGTTGGACTAACGTACAACTGGTAAAATGTCTCACGGCATATATATCTATGTGACAAAAGTGTTACAAACAGATGGAGTAATGTGCCGAGGTCGGTACACGAAAAAACACTAGTTTCATTCAGTCACGACAATAAAGGAGAATACAAATGAGTATTAAATCATTAGTGTCCGTCCTTGCTGATTACAGTGAAGACAAGTGGACACAATTTCATATTATGATGAAGAGTGGTCGGATGCATAAAGTTCTAGAATTAATGGAACAATAAGCAGAAAGCCTCTTGGATATTCCCTTCATTTGCATTATAATAGATACATATGAAGGGTTTTTTTGTATACCTAAATAAATACAACAACACAACATTATTATTATATTATTAGGAGTTTTAAATGTTTGAAGTGATTACAGTAAAGACCGAAGGTCTAGGCATTACGTCAGAGGACGTGAACCGATTAAAACTATCGTTGGATAGACAAAGAACGTTAGACAATGACGGTATGTCAGTTGCAAGGTTATCTTGTTATACAGATGATGCAACAGGACTGGATGAAGGTATCCGTGTCATTCCATTAATGAAAGATGCAGACATCATTCATGATGAATGGTATAAGGTCTTACTATGGGACGGTGACATGAAAGGACTCAGAGAAGAGTCTAAATGTACTATCGTAGACGCTAGGGTAGTTGCACGTAATATGTGTACATCCGTTGTCTATGAAGGACTACCACATAAGGGTACTACAGACGAGTGTAACTTCACGTTCACTACAGAAGAGACAGATAGTATCAAAGCAAACGACACATCATTTTTCTATCAAGAACGTAACTGGATGGAAGACGGTGACACACAATATTTCCCACATTTCATAGGATTCGTACAGGGTAACGGTAAGTATATCGTAGACAACTTCGTTGCAGACAAAGCTGGAATCCAAGCAAAGTACGGAACTAACGTACAACAATACATCGAAGACCAAATTGCAGAGAACCACGGTATGATTCTTAATACCATGCATGGTATGATAGGTCAATATCATATCAACGATGAATTTGCAAACCTAGAAATCAATCAGAAATGGGAGACTAACGTAAGACCGTCTTACCCCGAAGATTGGAGAGGTCAAGGTGGAGATATGGATGCAAAGTTCATCTCTTATGACCATGAGTATAGGACTATCACTCAACAATGTTCATTCGTCCATCTAAAGGGCACAGACAATCCAGTGTCAGATAGGTATCTACAACTTTGGGTTCTATAAGACAGAGTGAAGACTACCACGTAGTTATTCCTAAGTTCTATACAGACTCAGAGTGTGACTCTATCTGTGAACTCATCACCAACAAATCAGAATCCCTTATACGAGAGTATGGGGATTTTGCTTTGTCTAATGATAATGGTTACGTAGGATTGACTGCATTACACGCTTCATTTAACTGGATACCTCTCATAGAAGAGGAACTCAACATCTCGTTAATAGAAAGGTTAGTACAACAAGTAGACACGAGAGACGTAAACGATATATTCATTAAGTCATGGTGTAATCTATGGACTACTGGTGAGGGTATCAAACCCCATCGACATGCAAGTCTTGAATACGAAGATGGTACTAAGATGCAGAGACCTCTCATAGGTAAACATGAGTATAAGACTATCGATGCACACCTACCCTTCGAAGACATCGCTAGGAATCACATGATTAGCGGTAATGTTTTCCTAAGTGAGAACAAACATAGAGAATACGGTACATGGTACCAAGGTAAGGGATGGGTAGAGAACATAAGAGGTGACTTGCATCTATTCTCACCACTCATCGTGCATTCCGTAGACTCCAACACGAGAACGGAACCAAGAATGTCCCAAGCATTCGATATCCATATAGACGGACACGTTACCAACACAAGACTCGACCCACCTAGTATATACAACGAGACCAAGGGACTAGACGCATTCCTACACATCGAAGTAAGACAAGAGATAGACTAGACGTGCAACAAAGTGTCGGGTCTCGACACTTTAACGTCCATAAAACTGTTTAGTTACAAACCCCACCCTCGGGTACCACACCACATATATTAATATTCCCAATCCATCGATTGCAATCCATAGTATTCTGATAAGAGTGATATGACCTATTAGAAGGTCTAAACATATACGCATCATTCAACGCCCATTCGTGACACCAAACACGAGACCGAGAGACACCATTAAACATAGTAGGACACCCAACCTCGCATAAGGGTACGAGTATAGTAAGAAGCTTACGACTACCACAATCCGTATGGGGAGGATACAAACGACTATTACCCATAGAACCACGTATAGACTCATCAACATACGAAGGGTCATTCTTATAGTACTCGACACCATCTATACGAGTCAACTCACACACCTCAGACCAATTATCAAATAACCATTGAGACTTCTCAGAGATAACACCGTGTTCTACTCTATGGGATGGATAGTCCAACTCACTCATCACTCTATCA